CCCAAAGGGAAAAGGGGTGGTCATGTCCCTTGAGGCAGGATAGAGCTGTCCACCGCCGCTCGGAGGCATGTATGGCCGGTGCTCAACTGGCCTCGTTGCCGTGGCTTACGGTGGACTTATCTGGCTTTCCTCCTCCATTCCCACCACCTTTTTCCTTTGGATGTTCGTAAATACATGCTAATCAGCATATATTATGTTGATTATGGCATAATTTCTTGACAACGATATTTTTTTTAAGTAGTTTTGTCGAAAACTAATTCTATTATTAGAAATGAGATTGGTTGATAGACATATTATAAAAGATAATCGATTTGAGGATATTTGCCTTAAATCCGGATTGCTGTACAATTACGTACTGTATCTGGTAAGGCAGGGTATTTTCAATAAGGAGTATTTAAAGGAATATGATCTCTCGACTAAATTAGGCAGGGAAAATCAATTTGATTTTAGACAGCTACCTGCATCTGTATCACAACAAGTGGTTGGTCAGGTATTCAAGAGCGTTAATTCATGGATCAAGTTGAAGAGTGATTTTGACAGGAATCCGGATAAGTATAACAATCATCGACCTCATCTTCCGAAGTACAAGAAAGGTAAGAAGCAGAATATGGTTGTATTTACGACTTTCTCTTGTCGGGTAAAGGATGATGGTTATATTCATTTTGTTAAGAATGTTATTGAACCGATAAAAACTAACGTAAAGAAAGATGAGTTAAAACAGGTAAGGATAGTGCCTCAAGCAACATGTTATGTGGTAGAGGTAATTTATGAAAGAAAGGAGACGGATCTAAACTTGGATAAGGATAATTTCCTTTCGATCGATTTAGGATTGAATAATTTATGCTCATGTATCAGTAATGTAGGCATCAAGCCTTTCATTATAAACGGGAAAGTTATCAAATCATTGAATCGGTGGTATAATAAGAAGAAAGCCAGATTGATGTCGTATGTTGGCGATAAGGGAACTTCTAGGAGAATAAGAAGGATTTCTTTGTATCGTAATTGTTGGATCGATGATAAGATGCATAAGATTAGCAAGTATATCGTGAACTTTTGTGTATCAAATAATATAGGTCGTATCATTATCGGTCTTAACAAGGAGTGGAAGCAGGAGATAAATATTGGCAGGAGAAATAACCAGCATTTTGTCTCTATCCCTCATTCTAAGTTAATTGATAAGATAATGTACAAAGCTAAGTTGCTAGGTATAGAGGTTGTTACTCATGAGGAATCTTATACTTCAAAGATCGATCATCTGGCTTTTGAGGAGATGAAATATCAAGATAATTATCTAGGTAAAAGAAAACGCAGGGGATTATTTCAAAGCTCTATCGGCAAATTGATAAATGCGGATATTAACGGGGCTATTGGGATAGCTAGAAAAGTAGTTGGCGATTCGTGCATTAATACGATAGTCAGTAGTGGGTTTGCGTTTAACCCAATTAGATTGAATATCTTGTGATATAAATATTAATCTAATAAATAAAATTTAAAATTTTAATAACGTGCCGGAACAGAGGAAAGCTTTCGTATTCGCATTGCCTTATGATACTAGGTTGGATATGATCCAGCAGTTCTTAAGGATATACAACGGCTATCTGGATTCCAAGGGTAGGAGTTTGATTACTGAAAGGACGATAAACTTACTTTCTTTCTACATCAACTACGGATACTCGGATGATACCAGGGCCAAGTATATGGATTGTTATGGACAGAAGGAATCTTATATCGCTGTCCTTAACAATGAGCTAAAGCGTGGCGGTTTTTTAGTAGACAAGAAGAACGGAAATTTCCGTACCCGTGAGCTGTCTATTGAGATGAGAAGCCTACGTAATTATTTTGTTCTTGACGGAGAGGGTGATGACACCCGTGTAATGGGATTCGTATTCAAGAGAAACAAATTGAATATCGATGGATAGGAGTCTTATTTCGTTCGACAGGGATATTGTCGATGAGGTGGTGAGAAGATCTGGAGGGAAGTTTACCAAGCAACAGGTCGAGTGGTGCATGAAAGCATCCGTATCTTATATCCATCATCTCGCCAGATATACTGATAATATATCTATCAGGATCCCGTTTATCGGATACGTTATCTGCAATCTCCGTGAGATGCGGGTAAGGCGTGATAAGATACGCCGGATATTTGTCAAGGAAGGTAATCGTTATCCGGATGAAAGGATGCCTATTGAGCTTGATTGTCTTGATAAGAAGATTAATGCGATAGAGGATATGGAGGGGTTGAAGAACGGAGATCCTCTTATACGTGATAACCATGAGGCCATGTATCAATGTCGGTATGGAATGACATGGGAACAATTACAGGATTTTCAACAAAAACAATTTAAGAAATAATATGCAAACAATCGGTAAAGCCCAAGTAATAGCCCAAGCTTGGGAAGACAGTTTATTGGGCAGGATTCCTAAGGATGAGAAGGATTATCCGGAGTGGTACAAGAATCGTCTTTATTTATGCAAGAAATGTCCTAAGAACTCTTCTAATATAGCTTTCTTTAAGTTACCAGCTAAGGTATTGCTGCAAAGATTGATGGGAAGACAGGCATGCTCGCTGTGCGGTTGCTTTATCAAGGAAAAGGCTTGGATGAAGACAGAGGTATGCCCGTTGAAGTTCGTGGAGGGTGAGAAAGCTAAATGGAATGCTATGGAGGTGATAACAGCCGATCATAACGATTTTAATATTGAGTGCCCTAACGATTTCTTTGATATAGGACTGACGGATGATGAGAGCGAGTTTTATCTAAATATTTTTGATCAGAAAATAGGTGATAAGATAGAAATCGTGTTATTTATCACCCATAATGATGGTTTCCATGTCAAGGAGCATCATCTCGGATGTGGATGTATGGGAGATGTATCATATAACAAACATCCTGACAATGAGAATAGAACTATATTTAGGATGACGTTAGATACCTCAAAATATACGGAAGGTCATTTTGAGAAACACCTATCTCTTATCGGTTATACGAAGGACGATCCTGAACGTAATTTCAAACATTTCCCGCTACGTATTATAGGGGAAGCTTATAAGTAAATACTATGCAAAGTCCCGTAAGAAGTAAGATAGATGATCGTATCCATGCCCTTATTGTCATGGAAGTCGGATGCCGTGAGTTGCCTGAATATTCGTTGGGTGATATACTTTACTCCGCTTTAAGGAGGATAGCTAGGGCTAATGGTGGTAATGTCCGCTTCTTGCGGGATGTTAGTACCAGGGATTTATTGAGGTCTATAGACCAAAGCATCAGTGATGAGATTGAATTAAATAATAATGATTATAACGTGTGATTATAATGGAAGAGGATAAGGATATCAAAAAAGAGATCAGGGATTATCTTAAAGAAGAGGCGGATACTCATATAAGGCATTGGATAGCCATAAAGCGTGAGAGCAAGCGTCTGTATAGCGATATTGAAGATAGGACTAAGAAGATAGCCCTTAAATCATCTTCGTTGATAAAAGAGGAGGATTTTGTCGTTCTTCATGAGATGACCCATAAGATACAGATGTTGAATATAGAGGCTGTAAAAGTCAATTCTAGGTTGATGTTCATAATCCAGTTGGCTACCAGCTTCGGTATGGATCTGGATTTAGATACGACATATGCGTCCACCGCCAAGAGCATTATAGAAGACAGAACGTCTGGATTCGTGTTTTATGATGATAAGGAACGTCTGAGATATGCTGACAAGGAGCTTGAGGATATGTTCCATGACATGAGCGTGACGGAAGTAAGTAAGATCGGGGTTGTTCAATCTTATGAGCTTCTTATGAAACAGTATAACGAGTTTAAGGATATGAAAGCCAATGCCACAGGGAAGACGAAAGCCGACGAGTAGGGACGTCGATCGGGTAAACGATAATCTTGAGGTCATATCCAAGGCCGTGGATGACGCCAAGACGTATATCGCCAAGCATCCATGGGATAAGGAGAAGCCTGAGGATATGGCTAGGGCGTTCGATTTCATATCCAAGCTGATCGATAAGATCAACGTATGGAATGACTCGTATATGGAGAAGAGTGGGATCATGGATGTATACAGGAGTGTCAGCAATGTCCAGAAGAAGGAACGTAAGGGACAAGTGTCTGGAGGTATAGAGTCCGTATTAAAAAGTATGAAGTGATGGGGTTAAGCACGAGTCCAGAATTTTATGTAAACATGAAGAATCCTCCAGTGTGGAACGATTTGTTCGGCTGGGAGGATCAAGATGATGATGTTAAGCAGTTCTTCACGGAGGAGGCTTATAAGGTCAAGAACGGGGTGACTATCAACGGTACGTTCATCCCGCCATGGCTTTATTGGCATGTTAATTTCTTTCCCGTATTTCAAGATCTTCCAAATGGGGAGCGTGTTCCTGCTATCAGCCGGTTACGTGATAATGAATGGTTTTTCGCTGAGATGTACCAACGTGCCCGTCAGGAGAAGAAAGGGCTGGGAATGTTCGGTACCCGTCGTTTTGGAAAGGCCCTTCTGGACTCGGAGCTGATATATACTCCTTATGGACCTAAGAAGATAGGGTTCGCTGATATCGGTGATATCATATATGGCGATGATGGTAAGCTTACGACTGTAGTAGGCGTATATTCTCAAGGGTTCGTTGATATGTATAAGGTGACGTTTGAGGACGGGCGCAGTATAGTATGTTGCGGTCAACATCAGTGGAAGGTTAAATATCATGGTGATTATAAAGTCATGAGCACTATGGGTATCATCCACTCTGACTTCCAGAAGATGACCATAGATATAGGGGAGGCCGTGGATTTCCCCGAGCGGCGGTGGCTGATGTCGCCCCAGCTCCTTGGGTCTCTGACCGCCTCTTTCCTTTGTGGATCTACCGACAGGATCTTCGAGTTAAGCAATAAGGAGATGGATGATATTATTTATTCATCCAAAAAACAGAAAGAGTTGTTTATAAGCTCATTCATGAAGATAGCTTGCGGCATAAGTACTGGTGACGATCGTTTTAAGGTCGTTTACAAAAGTGAGTATATTATATCCTTCGTAAGGAAAATATTTTGGTCTATGGGATATTATTGCGTTATGGATGGTGATGATATGTATATATCCAAGACCCATAACAGGCTTAGGATATCCGATATAGATTATTACGGGAAGTATAAAGCTACTTGTATTGAGGTCGATAATAAGTCTCACCAGTTCCTTACCACTAATTTTGTCGTATCCCATAATACGACTATCATGTCATCCCTTCTTCAGATGAACGCTACCATGACGATCGGGCTTAGTCATTCCGTGGTAGGTTTCAGCGATAGCGATTTATCTAATATAGGTGAGTATTGTGAGTATGGTCTTGATCATGTGCATCCTTTTTTCAGGATTAACAGGACCAAGACCGATTGGAGTTCTGGTGTCACCTTAGGCAAGCGTATGTCCAACGGGGTTCGTGATGTTCATGCCATAATATCCATAGCCAACATCAACATGGGTAGGAAGACATCCACGCAGAAGACTGCCGGTCTGACCCCCGCCACGGCTATTTTCGACGAGGTAGGTAAGGGACCTATCAAGAAGCCGTACACTGCCGCCATGCCGTCATACGACACTCCTTACGGCTGGCGTCTCAGTCCGATCTTGGCTGGTACCGGTGGTGAGGTGGAACTATCCAAGGACGCTCAGGAGATGTTCTCTGATCCTGATACATACAATCTCCTGGTCATGGACTGGGATATTTTAAATCGGAGAGCCATGAAAGGAAAAACATGGAAAGAACGGAAATGGGCGATGTTTGTCCCCGGTCAGATGGCTAACTCCGGTGTTAAGAGAACTATAGGATTGGGCGATTATCTTGGTAAGCCTGATGACAAGAAGCTTAATAAGATCAAGATCGACGCTACTGATTTCGAGGCTAGTACCAATAAACTTAATGAGGAACGGAAGAAACTATCTACAAAAGATAGGGTTGCGTACACTTCTCATACCATGTTCTATCCATTTACGATTGACGACTGTTTTTTAAGCTCATCCCAGAACCTATTCCCGGTCGAGTACGCTATCAAGCATAAGAATGATCTCCTTGAGTCGGGGCAATATAGCGGTATGCTGTGTGATGTCTTTCTTGAGTCAGGTAATAAACTGGGGACTACTAAATCGAATAAGCAACTGGCTGGATTCCCGTTTAGCGGCGGTGTTATTGACGCTCCTGTCCAGATATTCGAGATGCCTCAATCCAATAGGTTTGATGATTTTATTTATGTGGCGGGCCAAGATCCGTATAAGCAGGCCAAGTCTGATACTCCTTCATTGGGATCCTTTTATATATTCAAAAGGCGTGTTGGTATCCGAGATCCTTATGCCTATAGAATAGTTGCCTCTTACGTATCCCGCCCATCATCTATAGACCAATTCTGTCGTACATGCGAGGTACTTCAGAAAGGATATGGTGCTATATGTCTTATGGAGAACGCTGACCAGATGTATGAGCAGTATCTTAACCGTAAAAGCGGTATGCCAGCGTCTTTCTTTCTGTTTGCTGGTGAGGCAATAGCCAATAAGTATGTGAAGGCCGGCTCCCGGCAGAACAGCAAGCTGGGGCTATACCCGACCCCCGGCAACCAGAACCTGCTATTCTCGTGCGTAGTGGATTATTGCTGGCAGGATTTCGTTATTGGTTATGATGATCAGACTGGTCTTGATATAACTGTCAAGGGTATTGAGCTGATCGATGATATAGCCCTATTGGATGAGATAATACAGTATAAGCCCGGATTGAACGTCGATAGGATAATAGCGTTCGGGCATGCGTTGGTTCTCGCCAGATATTTTGACGATAACAATTACATGCCTAAATCGAAGATCGAGGAGATGAATAATGCCCGCAAGGAAGACGCTTATAAACACCATGAGGTATATGCCTCTGCCTTTGGATCGGTATCTATAGGAGCTTTTAGGTAAATGAATGTCAATTAAACGCCTATCTTTGTTGTAAATAAAATTGAATAATCATGGAAGTGTTTAATAGAGATCATTCGTTTCCAGCAAAAGGAGCGTTATTAGGATTACCTCCTCAGGCTATTTCCACGAAGAAAAAGAACAGGAAATGGAAGGAGGATTGTATGGATGCTCTTGAGACGATAGGGTTGAAACAGTATGATCGTAACCAGATGTACCGTGACTATTATCTGATGGCGGATGGTAAGTTATCTTTTATGGAGATGGCGGATGTTATCCCTCAGTTAAGGGACGTGCAGAAGTTAAGGAGCGATATAAGGATACCTTCTTTCTTGAAGCATTATGATATAATAGGTGGTATCGTAAATGCCTTTGAGGGATGGCTGACAAACCTACAGGATAAGTATACGGTTAACGAGGTAGGGGATATGGCTATAAGTGAGTATGAGGATACGATGTCAAACTTACTTCATCGTCATATACAAGAACAGTGGGATATTATCGTTAATCAGCGTCTTGTGGAGGCCGGTCTTGATCCTGCATACAATAAGTTTAATTCCGAGGAGGAACGTCAGGCTTATGTTCAGCAAATCCAACAGGCCAAGGCGTCTATGACCCCTGATGATATCCAGAGGTTCATGAGTACAAGATGGAAGACGCAGGCGGCGGTATGGGGGGATCATACGATCGAGGCTGACCGTAGCCGGTTTTATATGGATGAGCTTGACAGGGAGAATTTCCGGGATCGTCTTCTTAGCGGAAAGATGTTCCGGAATCATTTCGTTGGCTTCGACTACTATCGTCCGGAGGTATGGAGTCCGAGGGAGGTTTTCCATCCTGATGTGAAATACCCGCAATATGGGTCTTATGTGGGTCGTCTTCATTATTACGAGGGTGTTGAGTTGATATCAAAATACGGTCATAAGATGACGGCAAAGGACAAGCGTCGTATTATGGGCGGTGACGATGATTATGAGGGATGGGTATCTAATGACGGTACTAGGTATGACTGGAAGAAAAAGAAGCCGTCTATTACCGGTATGTATGAGAATGAGGTTATTCCATGGAAAGGATACCATGACTATGAGTCTATAGTTGCCGCTGAGGACTATTATGGTGTTCCGATGGGCGAGTACCACACCTTCGGGCCGGACGGGGAGGAACACACCCAGCCCCGCTTCTTGCCCCGCTTCCATCCATTTGGCTATTTTAACTCTGACATGTCCAATGGCAAGAGATATGAGATAGACTCTCGCCTTTTTAGGGTAATGGAAGGATATTGGGTATCCATGAAACCGGTATTCTTAATAACTTACATGACGGAGACTGGGATGGTGGATCAGGAGCTTGTGACAGATGAGCTTCTCCCGGAGTTCTTGGAGAAGAACGGGATAAAGAAGGTGAAGAGGGTGATGGCAGAAGCCGTTGGTGATCCTGAGGTGAACACCTACATCTTGGAGTATGTTCCTGAGGTTAGGTTTGGAGTTAAGATCACCGGAGGTAATTTAATGGATAAGCCTATATATATTGGTGGGGATCCAATACCTCATCAGATACATGGTGACAGCAGTCTGTATGATTATGTCATTCCGGTTTCGGGATTTATAGGGACCAGTCTCGCTGATCGCATACAACCGTTCCAGATGATGTATAACCTTGCTATGAATCAGCTATACAATAACGCCGAGAAGGAGATTGGTAAGTTCTTCTTAGGCGACCTTGGATTCTTGCCTACTGAATATAAGGATATGATGGACAAGAAGGGTGCTTTAGCTACTTTCATGCAGATCGTGAAGTCCGTCTCGTTTATGGGCGTAGGTGGTAACGATACGAACAATCCTTACCGGAATCCTCAGATGAGTAGCATATATAACCAGTTTGGTGTATATGATCTTACTAATACGGATCAGATAAGATCCCGTATGGAAATGGCGTCTTACGCCTATATGATGGCTTATAGGATGATAGGTATATCTGAGCAGGTTATGGGTCAGTCAACTAGATACGAGAGTTCTACGGGCGTAAAACAGGGAGTTAACGCTACTATGCTACAGACTCAGACTTACTTTAATGATTTCGATGACTTCAAGAAACGGACATTGGATATTCATCTAGCCGTGGCTCAAGTATGCCAGAAGGAAGGATACGATTGGACCGTTATGTACAGAAATAGCGATCTTTCCTTGGCTTACATCAGTCTTACGGATAATAGCTTGTCGTTACGTCATCTTAATGTTATGGCTGTCTCTAATTCCAAGAAACGTCTGGAATTGGAGAATTTGAAACAATATATATTACAGACAAATACGTTAGGTAATGACTTACTTGATATCACTAGGATGATGAGCGCCAACTCAACGGCTGAGATGAATCAGATCGGAAGGGATGCTAGATCTTACGCCGATCGTGTAAGGCAGGAAGAATACCAGAATCAACAGCGACTTGTCCAGCAGCAAGCAGAAGCCGATCAACAGGCTCGTAATGATGAGCATGAGAAGGATAAGGAGCTGGCTTATATCAAGGGCAACTTCGACTTACGGGGTAAGAGCATAATGGCCGCCGGTCAAGCGGCTAGGACCGAGAACAACTCTGAAGGCATGGATTATGTCGAGGCTATGGCTGATAGGGCTTTAAGGGAAAGAGATCTTGATATCAAGGAAGAGGATATGAGAACCAGACAGGCTAACGCCGAGGCTGAGCGAAGATCTCGTGAGGAGATAGAGAAAAGGAAGTTGGAATTAAAAGAAAAGGAGATAGACGCTAGAAACAAACGTTCTGATACAGATAGGTTTACGTCAATAATAAACAAGAATTGATTACAAGTTTTGTAAATATTTTTACAAAATCTGTAATCATTTTGGCGTAAAATTCTGTCATATACTATAATGGGTTTGATTTAATTGGTAATTGGATTAATAATACTTTTGTAAAAAGCAAAAAAGGAAATTGTATGAATGACATGGGTGATTTCGCTAAGGGTTTTAAGACCATGAGTGTCGAGGAACTTTTTTACCGTGGTGACGGTGATGGCGATAAGAATAATATCGAGGGTAAATATGATAAGGATGGTAATCCTATAGGTGATACCAAGGAAGAGCCTGCCGACGGCGGAGCGGCTGACGGTGGCGGGGATAAGGGCGGCGACGCTACCAACCCAGACCCGGATTCCTTTGGCGAAGGCGGTACTGATAATAATAACGTGGTATCAGGTTTTAACGGGAAATCTTTCTTGGAGAAGATGGCCGCCAGAGGTATCATCGACAGTATCGATAACCTTGATATTATGGTAGATGATAAGCCAGTCGATCTTTCTACTATCACAAAAGAAGATGATTTACTTGATATAGTGGAGGGGTTGATCAAGGATAAGGCCGATGAGTTGTTGAAGGATAAGGTTGATACCGGTTCTATGTCTGACTTTATGAAGAAGATGATAGAGGTGGATAAGGCTGGAGGTAACGTAGGTCAGCTTCTAAACCAATATCAGAACATTCAGGCGCCGTTGGACAACCTTGATATGAGCAACAAGAATGATCAGCTTGCGGTCATCCAACATTATTATAAGATGTTGGGTATGCCGGAAGACGAGATAAAGGATAATATGGAGATGATGATTGGCAAGGGCGATGAGTTCATTGAGTCCAAGGCCAATAAGTTCCATGATATCCTGAAAAAGGAGATGGATAACTTTATCGAGGAGGAGAAGAAAAAATCCGAGAAAAAGAAACAGGAGTTTATTGAGCAGATGAAGATCTATAAGAAAGGTCTTAAGACGTCTATAAGCTCAGGATTCCAGTTGACTGACACGATGATAGGTAAGGCTGTCGATTTCGTTACCAAGCCGATAGACAATCAAGGTCATACGGCTATAGATAAAGCTTATTCGGAGGCTATCAAGAATCCGGACATGGCCGCTGATCTGGCTTTGTTCTTGATGAATAAGGACGAGTTCCTTAAACAGAAGACTAACAAGGCTAAGATGGAGGTCAATAAGAAGACCATCACTCTTCTTTCTGGCAATAAGGGAGGAAAGCAAAATAAGAACAATATCGATAACGATACGATAGAGGCTAACTTCCTTGATCTAAGTGGATCAAAGAGTGTATAACATTAAAAGATAGATAATTATGAACCCTTTTTTGACAAAAAGTTTTCCGGCTACCGTGAATGGCGATAACGTTATTGCCTTCACCGATGCCAAGAATTATAAGACTTCGCTCGTAGAGCATAACTTAGGCTCATTGGCGAGCTGGTATTATGAGGATCCGGACAAGAATCATTTGGGTCTGTTGAACTTGTTCTCTAATATCGCTAACTATCCTGTCCCGATGTATATGGGTATGATTAATAACGGTGCTACGATTTCCGTTAACGGTATCGGTGCTTCTTTCCGTTATGATCTTCCCGTTACAAAGACATTCGCTGTAGTTACGGCGGAGGATACTTCGACTCATCATCTGAAACCGGGTATTGATGGAAGTTTGTTTGATATCGTTTTGAATACATCTGAGTTTACGGCTTATGATGTTATTACCTACGATGTCGCTAACGGCTGTAATATCCTTATATCTGGTGAGATCCCTTCAAAAACAGAAGGTGATTTGACGCGTTATTGGGGTCGTGTTATCGGCGGAAAGGCCAAATACTTCCCTAAAGAGAAATTACGTCCGGGTATCCGTTACTGGAAGATCGGTCATGCTCTTGGTGAGTACAGTACCCAGTTCTCTAAGGTATCTGGAGCTGACAAGGCCGGTTCCATGACTTGTGAGTTCCGTTTAGGAAACCACCGTGGTGTTGAGGGTGAGACCACTATGTATGCTGGTATGAAGTCCATGCAGGCCGCCCAGAATAGCACTTCAGAGTTCGTGGAGACCGCCCTTCGTCGTATGAATGCCATGAGAAGCGAGTATGAGGGTAATATTCCTGATTTGGCTATTATCGGCAAGACTGTTAATGGTAGACTTGATTTACGTACGGCTAAGGTAGCGTCCACGCTGGAGGTATTCTGTATGGCTGAGTTGGTTAAGCTGGAAGCTAGACAGTTAATGTGGCAAGAAGGTGGTATTATCATGGATCAAAATGGTCCTATCCATTTGAATGAAGGTATCTATCGTCAGCTTCGCCGTGGTTATACTATCTACTATAGTCGTCCGATGGGTATTACTAAGGATACTCTTATGGCTGCTGCCGCTTATATTTTCCGTGGTCGTCAAGATCTTCCTATTACGGAGCGTAAGATTAAGTTCAAGGTAGGAGCTATGGCTATGGTCAACTTAGAGAAGTTGATTAGAGAGGTTTTCTTTACTACGTTGAGTAATTTGAGCTGGGGTATGGGTAGTGACCGTATGTTGCCTTCTAATCCTATCTCTGGTACTAATGATGCTATGATCTTAGGTCCGGTACAGGTTAAGGGCGCTTTTCTTCCCGGCATCGGAAATGTAGAGTTCGAGCACGATCCTTCTTTGGATTACGCTGACATGACAGATCGTAGCGAGTTAGTGAATGGCATGTATCCTAGATCCTCTTATTCTTGTATTATTGAGAATATCACTGACGCTGGATCGACTAACGCATATTCCGCTATTCCTAATACGGCTAACGCTAAGTTAGGTAATATGAATAACAACGTATTTTATATCAAGCCAGAAGGCGTAAGCATGTGGTGGGGTTATGAGTACGGTCGTTGGGCGCACAAAGCCAACGGAAATGAGATCGTATCATCCTTGCCGGGCATGAAAGAGCAATTCTGGTGTCACTCAGCTTCCGCGGCTTGGGTTATGGATAACAGCAAGTTCTTGATCATCGAGCTTCAACCGAACTACTTCGGCTAAGTTTTTTTTCATATGTAATTTGGTTTTTAGAGGGGAGGATATTCCTCTCCTCTTTTTTTAGGAAAGTAACGCAAAAATAAGGAAATGAAAGAGATTTTAAAATCAAAGAAGGTATTGGTCGAGGTAAACGGCTTCAATATCATGTCAGATACCTTGTATGAGGTAGTAGGTAAGCACGACGGAAGCGCTCCGCAGGCCTTCCAAGACGCCAATATAGCCAAGGCTCCGTTCCCGGAGAATGCTACTCACGTATGTTGCCCGTGGGATGATTTCTCAAAAGCCTATAATACGGGTTTTTATCCAAGATCAAGATGTTATAATGGTATGGATAAAGATGAGGTTGATAGGTTGGTTAATCAACGTGTCAATAATATAATGAAGCCTTTTGAGGATATATCTCAGAAGGATCTTTCCCAGACTAATCTAGAGTTTTGGGATGACGCTAAGGATAAGATATTCATGGGTAAGGTTTATAACACGGCTAATACCGTTGAGTTATTTTATTTATATCTGGCTGTATTTTCTGGCATGTTGACTCCTCAGGAAATGGATGGTGATCCTATTTTCATGAACTCCATGTTCTGTTTCATCGAGAAAGATAACGCTAAGGATTTCGTTCAGCAGCGTGAGATCAATAAGATGAATATCAGCTATAAGTTCATCAACGCCCTTAAGAAAGGTGATAAGGAACGCCAGGCTGTCATTGACCTTCTTCTGTACATCGGCATCGTGACCCGTCCTGATTTCACGGAGGATGATTATTACACCGGATCACTATCAAACTGGATGAACGAGAAGAAGACCAACATCGATTATCTGCTTGATATCTGGGATCGGTCATTGGAGGGCGATTTCAAGGAAGTTCTTGAGTTCTATCGTATCATAAACGTCCTTCAACGTAACGGTCGTATTAACATGACTCCATCCGGCTTGCAATATAATGGTCAGATCATAGGCCCTGACACCCGTACGTCCGCCGAGTTTTTGGCTACCAAGAAAGATCTTATCAGTGTAAAGGCTAATGTCTTGGATGAGTACGAGGAACTTATGTCTATTTCTAATATAGACGATAAGACCAAGAAGGTTAAGGATGTCAAGAAGAAGGAAGACGTAGATAAAGGTGATAAGGTTAATACGGAGGAATAACGATGACGATCCAAGAAGCGTATCTAAGGTCTTTGCAGAAGAACGAGCAGAATCTCGCCAATGGCGGGATTAAGCTTGATCCCGGGAGGTTCGTGCTTTTGTTCAACGAGGCTCAGGACAGGTTGATAAGATACTATCTTAATAGGAAGGATGATGAGACCATCCGATCTATACAAACTCTTCTGGTATACTGGAAATCGCTTAAGGAGGTTAGTCATATTGATGATCCCGAATCGACATCATTCGGTCTTCCTGATGATTATTTATGGTTCTCAAATATAAAAGGAGCGTTTTCTTATAAAGGATGTGAGGTTGGAGATTTTGTCATGTGGGAGGCTAAGAACGAGAATGTTCATGAGCTTCTTGGGGATGATAACAATAGGCCTTCTTTTGACTATCGGGAAACGTTCTACACCATAGGTGACGGGAAGGTCGTGGTGTATGAGGACGGCTTTCGTACAGACGAGGTCAGGATGACCTACTACCGGAATCCGGTACGGGTGGATCTGGCCGGGTATATCAACGCCGCCGGTGAGCGGTCCACGGACATCGACCCTGAGCTGCCCGATCCTTTGGTGGAGGAGATTTTGGATATGGTCGCCAAGCAATTCAACCTTAACGAGAATGAGTTGCAGAGGTATCGGTTTGATAAGGATAATGTGGCTTCCTTTAAATAAACACCATTAGTTTGATCATTAAGCCTACTCGGGAACGGGTAGGCTTTTTGTTTTACATAAAATGTAAACATCATATTATGTCGTATACTCACGACCTCATTTTATTGCGGTGATGTTGTTTATGATTATGTTTGCGTTAGGTAAATGATTTTTGAACTAAAAAGTTGATAATATGTTGCACAGACCGCAAGACCGGGTACTTTTCGTACCCCCGCACGCTAAGATGGTGGATGTTGATTCCATCTTATTAAAGGAAGGACAGATCGGTATTTACGATACTAAAGATACTTCCGAGAACGGTTGTAAGGCCGTGATTGATTTTACCGGTAAGCCTCGTAATGACAAGCGTTATGAGATCCGTATCGGTCGTAATGAACAAGCGGCTTCCCGTTCTATATATGACAAGGATTTTTCCACGCCTCTGTTCTCGTTGAATGAGATCACCGAGATTTACGCTTCTTGGCCGAAGAAGGATCACGCTTATGTCGATGACGTTATCTTAGGATACAATGGTGTCTCTGACGACACGGCTTTCTCCGTTTCCAAGGGCGACCGTATCGTTATCCGCTTGATTCTCGCCGGCAGGGCTTTCGAGCTTCTTGGCTATGAGGAAGGTCGTGTAGAGATCAATGACGCTATCCTTTTGGATGATTGTGATAATACGCCAAATCAATGCGAGGAGTGTGATCCTTGCGAGGAGGTTGATTTGTTGCCCGCCGTATTGAAGTGTATTGAGCGGATGAAGAACCAGCCTATCGCTGGTGGTGGTAAGGTGTCCGATTATATTGATATCACTCCGGTCACAAGATGTACTAACGAGGCTACTGAGCCTGATACGGAGGATGTCAATTTCTATTGCATGGAGGTATGCGATACTGGTGATGATCTGGCATTGGCTGAGGTTCGTGCCCAATATCCAGGATTGAAGATCGTACGTGAGACTATCGAGGGTAGCATGTCACGTTATAAGGTGATGAAGAAAGGCGCTAAACCGGCTGATTATACTCAACGTCTGATCTCTATCATGAAAGGATGTACGGATTGTCCTCCTAACTATACCGAGGTTAAGGGTGGTTATCTGTATTCTATCTCCTTGGAGGATGACGGTGTTGATATGTCTACTACGGTGGAGTCATTGCCTAACGTTGTAGCCGATACGGTTAATAAGATGAGTCAGATAAAGGGATCAGGTTTGTATATTGCCGCCACTTCCAAGAAATTGACGGATGAGGAGATATCTACTTTCGTGGAGGCCAATCCTACGGCTATTATCTACTATGTGGCTAAGACATCCGATATGTGTGAGAATCCTACGGTTCGTACCGCTTCTTGGTCAGCTTGTGGTTCTTGCAAGGTATCCACCGAGAAGTATTATATCACGATCCCGGATGATGAGTGTGGAAACAGTGCTTTGGAGGAAATCAAACAGGCTTTCCCGGAACTGGAGATCACCGACTACGGTACTCCGGCGGCTTGCCAGCATAGCTTCCAGACAACGGTATATACTAACATGTTGTGTGATGAGTGCGACAAGGTGTTCGAGGGATTCTTCACCAGCAAGGCTCCGGCGTCCTACCGCAACCGTATGTGGAAGAAATTGGAGTCGGCTCAGGAACTTGGCACTAACTGCAAGTGCGGTATCCGTTTCCGTGGCAAGGAAATGTTGTTATCTCCATCAGAGTGCTTGATGGATAAAATGACTTATATCGAGGATAGTGTTGAGATCGTTGGTGCTAGCGGCGGTTATCCTGATTCTCTTGACGAGGGGTCTCCTATCTGGTGGGATCAACTTCATTTCGAGAGACTGTCTAGCAAAGCTCCGCGTACTCATGTCGGCGGTAATATGATGGATGACGAGTTGAAGGGCTACGCTCATTTCAACGGTTTCCCGAAACATCAGGATTTCATGGGGCGGACGTTCATGAACGAATATAGTCGTGTAGAGCAAACGGCTCAGTACGTTGACTTCCAGATTACGCTCAATCCTCATAGATACGCTCAGGGATTCGGAAAGGTTATCGCTGATGATCCTATCAACTTGATCTTACGTGTACGTTACGGCGCTCATGAGGGCGTTCAGGAGATGATTAACATGATCGGTGCTGCTGCTGGTCTTGGCCCGGCCATCGTAACTGAGCCGAAATAAAGAACCTTTTTTGCGTTCATATATTTCCTAAAGGGGAGAGATTCAATTCTCTTCCCTTTTTTTGTTATCTTTGAGGCAGTAGAATTAAAATATGATATTATGTCTGCGATAAATGAGTATTTAAAGAGACTGGCCTCTATATTCGGAAGCATGGGTTTCTCCGTTCCGCCAGATGACTTCTCAGGTGTTGTCATAGACGGAAAGACGTATCCGGTCATGATGAGGAATGACGGGTGTTACGTGTACTTCGATGATAAAGGAGTAAAGAGACTTGTAAGCGAGGTTCCTAAAAAGGACTATCAGTTCATTAACATCAAGGACGCCCGTGTGTCGATCGTCAACCAATGTTATCGTACTCCGGGAGGTCAGGTAGAGGCTCGTATCCATACCTATATGAATAATAAGGGTGAGATATTGGCCGAGAAGATATTTATCATCAACTCTTCAGATGTTGATACGCCTATTGGTACGGAATTGGATAAGATTCCTGCCGAGTGGGTAGCTATAGATTGTAGCATAGCGGAGATGACCGATCGGGAGTTGATATTCGTAAGTAAATGTTACGCCACGGAAGGGGGCAAGGTCCAGATCGAGGGCGTTGAGTCGGTAGACCCCCGCCTGAACCCGGAGGTATCCCATTATGAGGTGGTGAATACGACTGACGATAGCAATCCTATCGGTACGGAGTATGATAAGATACCCGATACATGGAGTCGTATAGTATGTGATTTCCCGGACATGACCCAAAGGGAGATAATACCGGTGCTTAAATGCTTTGATACCGGAACCGGAAGGGTGCAGATAGAGGGATATAAGATATTTGATTACGAGATGGGTACCAGAAAGGAATGGTATCGCGTCAAGCAAAGTACCGATCCTGAGAATCCGGTAGGTAAGTTTATCACCAGCATAAGCGATGACTGGGTTGAGGTCGTTTGTGACTTCACGGATATGGAGGACCGGGATATTGAGGTAACTGTAGAATGTTATAAGACACCGGCCGGTAAGGTGAAGCTGGAGGTTCTCACGTCATGGGACGGGAATATAGGAGTTAGGGATAAGAACTATAAAGTCCTGGAGACTACCGACCCGTCACAACCTGAGGGCGCCAGCTTTAGTTCCTTGCCAGATACGTGGGTAAGGACTGTCTGTGATTTCGACGATATGGAGGAGCGTGACATCAGGTCTTATGTCGAGTGTTATGACGGAGGCAATGGCAATGTCAAGCTTCGTAGGTTGGTTTCTTATGACTCCAAGATAAAGGCAAGATACGTCCGCTTCGAGGTGCTTGAATCGGATGACGCCGGCTTCGTTCCGGGGGCCGAACTGGCTACCCTCCCGGACGGATTCTCTTTGGTGTCTTGTGATTTCACGGATATGGAAGATAGGATGCCTATTGATATCGATGAGTGTTACAAGACATCAGCCGGAAGCGTGCGTATGAGACATGTGGTGTCTTATGACGGTGATCTTGGGAAAAGAAACCAGTTCTGGGAGATTGTGGACTCGTCTGATAATAAGTATGGGCTAGGAAATAGGATAAATAATATCCCTGCGGATTTTATCCGTGAAAGGTGTGCTCTAGAAAGGTTGGATGATCGTATTACCAGAAATGCGATAGAATGTTACTCGACACCGGGAGGATCGGTAAGGATTAAATCCACTTACGTTATCAACCCTTTAAATCATGTTAGGTCGTATAATCATCATGTATTGAGTTCTACAGACAATGATATCCATGTTGGTACTCAATATACCTCTTTGCCATCTAATTTCACTCGTATCGAATGCGAGGAGCCGGATTATATGGATCGACTTATAGATACCACTGAGACTTGTTATGATACCGGAAAGGGTACGGTGAAGATCAGGAGACAGGAGTCGTTGAACGGAAATCTGGATGTAAAGACTTTCGACTATAAGATCGTTGAGTCTACCGACCCCGATCATCCTATCAATACTACCCCTACGCAGACGGTTATTAACGGCTGGACGGTTATCAGTTGTGATCTTAATATCATGGACGTGGATGATTGTTATGAGATCGGTGGTCATAAGATACATTTGAAGGGATTCAGGACAGTCAATCCGGCATTGCAGGATATTAAGTCTATATTGTATGTCGTGTACTCTGATCATCCTGATTATAATGTAGGTAATGAGCTTACGTCTATACCGGATGGGGCTAAGGTGACGATCTGCGATTACGCGGATAAGAGCCAAAGACATATGGTTCCGGTGCGAGAGTGCTATGAGGTGGCCGATGGCCGGTTCTATGTGGAGGGGAGCCGGTTGATTGATAACAATATGGTCGTAGAACGGACGTCGTTGATGGTGATGGAGTCATCCTCTCCTACCTACCCGGTGGGGACTACGCTGACCGCCATTCCTGTTGGCGCTACTATCGTGGCTTGTTTATGTCAAACCTGTTAATCTGAACGGCTATGGTTAAAGTATGTAATGATTATTTTATGATTGACGCCTTAGCTGGAGGTCAGGTCGTAAGAAAAAGGAAATATCGTCGTGAGAATACGATGATAGGATATAAGTGGTATGATTATAATGGGGTCGAGGTAACTGACCCCATTGAGATATCACGTCTTGACGGATTGGCTACTAAGCATCAACGTGTTGATGAGGCTTATGATGATCATGCCATTTTCATGTCGTCAACCAATTACGTTAACAGCGTTTCCGGTATACCTATGGATAAGCATATGGTTGTCGTTGAATGGAGGCCGGATAGCGAGCGGGGCTTTGTAACCATGGCTCATGATGAGGGTCTTGATGGGGACAGCTATTATATAGTTGTTATCAATGCCGGAGATAAGCAGGCTACGATCTACACCCCCGTGGACCCTGAGGATCCAAAGGATGGGACTTCCCGTGCGGTTGATGGCGATAACGTTTCCGTTGGCGGATCATATGTCTCTATATCCCCCAAGCAAGTAGAGAGGATAAGGGCTACTTTCCGTGATGGTAAATGGTATTATGAGTTAGTCACAAAAACATATCCTAGTAATACCGGAGGCATTAAGATCGGGGATGTTGATTTTGTGACGTTCAGATATTTATGGGAATCAAGTTCCGGAAGGGACTTGGACACGATGACGGAAGCCCTTAATTCTAATGTTCCCACCATAGATAATCTTGCTGTAGGTTGGTCTGGCCCCGGAAATGGAGATAGCTCTGTTAGAAAAGTTCTTAAATGGGGTGGTGATAATACCGGTTCTGGTAAGGAATGTGTTTGGATGTCGGTGAAGGATTTAAGGGCTAAATATTATGACATCCTACCTGAAGAGACGTATTTCATGGCCTACGCTACATGGTTTGGATCTAAAGGTACGGGTAAATGTTCTTTTGAACTTGTTGGATACAAGGGAGGTACGATGAGCCAAGATGGATATAATTTCATCAATACCGGTGGATCTGTGGTGTATCAAAATACGTATGATTTTGTTTGTCATACCAGTAAGGGTTCATCTACGTATAAGACATCCTACGAGAAGGTGGCTCGTGTTACCTACAATAAGCTCACTAACGAGGTTTATATGTCCATCGGTGACGCTATAGATCAGGAGGATAATTATGATAAGTTAGAGCGAGAGATCAATAATATAAAGGAAAGACTTAGCGATGTCGAGAGCGAGTTGGCTGTCGTAAGACGTATAGCTGAGGGCAAGAACACGGCGTATATCTTTGATACGGTCGATGCCATGAATGAGTGGCTGGCGGTCCCGGAGAACACGGCTAAGCTCCGTGTGGGGGACAGCTTCTGGATCAGGGAGCAGGAGGTACCTGATTATTGGTGGGATGGAACTCAGGCTTTAGAGCAGGAAGGTCCGAAGGTTGATTTATCTCCTTATTATACGAAAGACGAGATTAATAATATTGTCAATGATATCAATCAGAAGATAGAGGATAAGAGTACGTCTATTATCTTCGATACTTATATCCAGATGAAGTCTTTCGTGGATGATCCAACTAACGCCGATAAGCTTAAGGAAGGTACCATCTTGTTGATACGAGAGAAAAACGTACCTGATTATTATTACGATGGTGCTGGGATAGTTAAGATGGAGGCCGATGTAGAGCAATGTCTTTACGTTACTTTGGCTAACAAGCCTACGGAAAGCACTGTAAGTTATACCCAAGATCGGGAGGTGACTAATTTCGCTCCGGGTGCTATAGCTAGATGGGTTGACGCTGACGGCAATGACGTGTTTTATAAGCTTGTTGAGATAGTAGGTGGTAAGGCTAAGTGGATTACCCTTATCGATACTAAATACGGCAATGTGACGCTACAGAGCACTTACGACAAGAATTATGAGATTGTAAATATCGTATCTGGGTCTAGGTTGCAGGCTATAAATAGCGAGAAGAATGATATCAAGTTTGTTAATAGCGCTACGGGTGACGTGACTGTCGTGTTGAATGGTACTGTATCAGGGGGAGCCAAGAAGCTGGTGAGTATGCTGGCGGTGAACGAGGTAGTCTTGACCCCCGGAGCGGCGGTGTCGTTTACCCGGAACGGCGATGAGTTCGTGCTCACGGAGTTGTTTGGCGTTACTATCTTCCCGGATCTGGCGGATGCCAACCGTGAGGGAGAATGGGTGATGAGCGTAGGAGTAACCGGTAAACCGATCCTTATGGAGGTAAAGGAGATGCGTAAGTGGGATGAGAGTATAACTAAGGAGCTTACTATAGATGAGCTTAACGAGAAGTTCCCTAACGTGGATATCGGATTCGCTGTCGTATGCAAGACCATCAACAAGGTATATGAGATGGTTAACGGATACAAGGAATGGGTGTCTTATGATATAACCTCAATTAGTTGATATGGGATTTTTAGTAGGATATGATACGGTCCTGTCCTCGGTGACGTTTTATGTTAACGAGGATAGGTTCCCTTGTTATAATGGGAAGGATGCTGATTATGTGCCTGATCCGATAGTAGATTATGATGCTTTTAATCGTAATCTCAGGTTCTCGGCAAACAATCCAGGATTCGTGGACGTCGATTGGGGTGACGGGACAAAGGATCAATACCCTTTGGTCAAGATATCTGACGGTAGTTATAGGATAGTATTCAGGTCTTTAGATATTGAGTACAAAAAGAATCCTGACGATACTACATGGTGGTATAGGAAGGAGGATGGATCTCAGTATATACCGGTTCCTCCACATAAGTATAGCGATATCAGGCGTAGGGAGGTTACGATGAGGTTCTCTAACGTAATCGATGGGGAGTTCAATATGGAGGGTATTGTCCTCCATGAGTTTCCTGTAGTTAATCTACCTAATATAACTTATTTGGCTATGGTCAGGTCCGTTTTAAAAAATGGAGATATCCCATATGACAGGATAAGCAAGAGCGTTAATCTTCGTAATATACAGATGGGGTCTTTTTCTCACCCTGGTGTTTGGGATAATTGGCCGGAGGGGTTTTTAAAAATGAAAAGATTGAAGTATTTTGGGTGTAATCTCGTTTTTAATTTCGCTGATAATCCTGATTCTAATTGGAGAAGATTCTCTGAATGGAAGAATCTTACTGAATTTAACTTCAACTGGTGTAACATCCCTTCTTATGATCCGGCTTTTAATTCTATTCCAGCAAAAGGTATAAGCATTATAAGCAATCGGAATAATATACCTGTATTTGATGAGGTGGATAAGGTTGGAGATGATAAGACAGGCGTTACTTTTATGGGTAGTGGTAGCTCATGGAAACAAGATCTAGTAGAAGGTAAGTTGAATAAGATTCAGGGCACGTATTGTAATTCAGGCACGGTACCGGTAGACGATCTCCCAGATTGGTTGTATGAGGTAAGGGAATTTAGGATATGGACTTTGCGTGATGGTGGTACATTTATAAATACGCAGGAGAGGGCTGATACGTTCGTTAACACGTTTTATGATAAGATAATGTCGTGGAGTTATATAACGATGTCACAGACGGCTTCTGACGGTAATAGGAATCAGTTTTATAAACTCACCTTAGATTTATATACTTCCGCAGCTCCTACCAACAAGAGACCATCTGGCGTTTATCAAGCCCCTGAGGGGTTTGTTAAGGGTGTTAGCAACGGTAATCCTACGACGCCTATGGAGAAGGTGTATGTGCTTACCAATAACTACGGGCAGACATGGGTCTTGGCCCCTGCCCCGGCTTCTAAGGCCGCCCTTACGAGGGCAAGGCGGGCTGGGAAGGCTAGGATCACCCCTTTCGTCCTTGGCGTAAAGGACGGCCATGTATCCGTGTTCGGCGGAGATGTATTGGATGATAATATGAGTAAGTATAATTTCGCCGACAAATACGAGGCTATGGATATCTGTAACGATCTGGGATTGGACAGCTCACCGGTTGTCGAGTATTTCAGGAGAATAGAGGAGGGAGAGGTATGAAGTTGATATGTAAGGATACGAATAAAGGGTCTATAACCTTTTTTACTAAAGGCAAATACGCTTTTAGGGGAGTTGACAGGAATGATACTACTGATGATGTGCCTGATCCTATATTGGATGTTAATAATTATAATGAGAGTATACAGTTTTATTCCAAGACCCCCGGCATGTGCGAGGTCGATTGGGGTGACGGGAATAAAGAGCAATTTCCTTTCGTGAAGGATAGGAGCGAATCCATATACGGGCGATATAGGTTGATGTTCAGGAGAAGGGATATAAGTTATCGTAAGAATCCGGATAGCCATCCATGGTGGTTTTATAAGGAAGATGGGAGTGAGTATATTCCCGCCCCCAATCATGCTTACGCTGATGGGCTAGATAAAGATCGGGTCATTACCATGACTTTTACGAATGATATTACATTCGTTCAAACAGCAAGGATAATGATGGTAGGATTCCCGATATTAGACGCCCCAAGTATTATCAACTTAACCTTATCCATTACCGGCTATGGGAATATAACCGATATCCCTAAAGACAGGATACGTAGATCGGTAAATATAGAGTATATAACACTTAACGAATTGGGTGTAGGGACATTGACATCCATACCGGATGATTGGGATAGGTTGACTAAGTTGAAAGGCATTAATTTAAGTCAAACGGCTGATTTTAATGATACGGAGTCTTCTAATATAAGGAAATTCCCCTCTATGTGGCCTAATCTTGTAACATTATCTTTGGCAGGTTGCAGGGTTAGGGTATATCCAAGGGAATGGCTGTCTTTTAGCAAGCTAAGAGAATTATATATATCCCCGGGAGTGGCTATGCCATCGTTTGACCCTAATACATGCCCGGCTATGGATGAGGTGGATAAGATAAATCCTAGCTTAAGGACCTTCGATCATATAAATAGATGGTATGGGTCTGTCGTGAGCTGGCATCCGTATATGATCGGCAAGGGGCTGGAAAATATCACTAGCCTTATCGCCTCATATGGCTATAGTAATATAGATGTAAGCAATCTACCGGATTATATATATGAGATGAGGTCTATGAATAGCTTTTATATGCATCGCAGCTTGTCAACCCAAAGTCGATGTGATACGTTTATATCAACATTATATGAGAAGGTGATGGGGTTTGATTATCTAACTATGTCCTCCTCTGCTTCCGATGGCAAAAGAAATCAGTTTTATGGATTGTATCTAAGTATATATATGGATGCCAATCCTGATGATAAAAGACCTAGTGGCGTATTACAGGCACCTTCTGGTTTTATAAAGGGTCAGTCTAATGGCTCTCCGTCGACTCCTATGGAGATGGTTTATGTGCTTATGAATAATTATGGATGGAGGTTTAGTATGGCGCCAGAGGCTTCGGTGTTAAGGTCAATACGATCTTCTGATATTGACACGAGGTTGTATAAGCCATATAAGCTTATCGTATTTGACGATGGGCGTACCTTTGTAGGCAATGGAGATGTTTTAGCTCATGATACGGATAAGGTATTATCGTTTGGGGGTCAACCAGAAGGGGAGTATTTATGTGATTCTATGGGATTGGACAGGAATGTTATTGTAGAATATTTTAACAAGATAGGTAATGGCTAAGACATTATATAAATACGAGGCATCATCCAACAAGTTCGTGTGGTTCACTACATGGGATAGGGCACTTAGAAATTATTATACCGATGATTATAATTATGTACCTGATCCTGTCGTTGGTAATCCTTATAATACGTTTGTCGAGTTTAGATCCAGAAAGCCCGGTATGGCTAATGTGGATTGGGGGGATGGAATAAAGGAGCAGTTTCCTATGACCAAGGTTCAAGGGGAGGATAATTATCGTATTATATTCCGTTCTTTAGCGATACAACATAAGAAAAATCCCAATACTACGTGGTGGTTCAGGAAGGAGGATGGATCGCAATACGTACCTGTGGATAATCATGCTTACGCTGATGGGAGGAGGGACGTACAACGGGCTGTGTCGATAGATTTTACTTGTGATATTTATTATGCCAATATCCAAGTTTGCAAGATGACATCTTTCCCGATTGTGGATATACCAGGACTTGAGTTTTTGGTCGTATCCCATACGCTGTATGTTAATGACGGTATACCTGTAGACAAGTTGTCAAGATCCAAAAAGTTAATTTATATCGATCTTCAAAATATAGGGCAAAGAATGACCGTAATTCCTGAGGCTATAACCAGTAAGACAGAGGTATATTATTTAAATATGTTTAATATGCTTGATCTTAGGGATATAGAATCTAGCGGAATAAGGAATATAAAGAATATGAAAAATCTTCAAACCCTTGAATTGTCTTCATGTTATTTGGATAGGTATATAAAGGAGTTTAATGATCTTCCTAAATTAACTTCGTTGAAAATACATCCTGGCCCTTCTGATATGTGGAATTATTTTGATATAAATACCCTTCCTTTTTTCGAGGTAGATAAGATAAATCCTAATATTACTGATTTTTATTTTTTAGATGACTGGGTAAGTGGAGAAAGGAGGACGGGTTGGAATGATGATAATATGTCTGGAAGGGGATTGGAACATCTTACTAGTTTCATTACAGCTCATAGCAATAGTCTTAGAATGGATAAGCTTCCGGATTATATTTATGAGATGAGGGCTATTACATGGTTTAACGTGAATGCATCCACTCATAGCCAAAAAAGATCAGATGATTTCGTGAACTCTTTCTACGACCTTGTTGTAGGATGGGATCAGATTACTATGACATCCGTGGCTAAGGATGGGAAGATGAACCAGTTCTATAGTCTTTCGGTAAGCATGTATGTTGCTGCTTATCCAACCGAAAACCAGCGTCCTTCCGGCACGGAGCGGGCCCCAGAGGGATTCGTGAAAGGCTCGTCCAACGGGTCTCCCGCTACACCTATGGAGAAGATATATGTGCTAAAAAATAACTACGCCCAGAGATGGACGATTAAACCAGAATAATATTATGAATATCAATATTTTAAAATTAAATTGGGGGGGGGTAAAATCCTGTTTGCCTTATGATGAGAAGAAGAATGTTACCCAAAAAGAAGATAATAGAGGTATTCGAGGAATTATCTCCTCAGGATAATGGATATTGGGAGGTTCCTGATGGGGTCTATGAGGTTGAGTTCGCGTTGGTCGCCGGAGGTCTTAATGGAGAATATTCCGATATATATAATGCCGGGAGTGGCGGTAACGGAGGTGGTGTACTGACTGGGACTATATCCGTAAATCCAGGTGTTACATATAGGGTGGTTGTCGGAGATATAGGTGGTGATAGTATATTCGGTATATATCAGGCTATTGCCGGTAAAGGTGGAAGAGGCGGATATGGAATTGAAGGGGATGGTTATGATCCTTCCCCGGGAGATCCAGGGCAAGATGGATCATATGTTTTTAATAACAAATATCCTGACCGATATCCTTATCCTATGGGCGCTGGTGGTGGATCGGGAGCTTATACAAGAGGATGGAATATGGGCTTTTTATCCGGAGGGAAAGGCGGAAATCACGGGGGAGGTGATGGAGCTGGAGACGATGATATTGGGGGTGTTACTATTAATGGCAAAAATGGAGGTAATGCCACTTATTATGGAGGTGGTGGAGGAGGAGCCTCTAAAGCTTCTAATAGTGGGGCTGCGAGCGGTCGAGGAGGATCAGGTTATCGTGGTATTGTTATTTTACATTACTTTAAAAATTGATAATATGAATAGAAATGATATTATAAAAGAACTAGGTTCGTATTTTGATATAGTGGAATTGGTGTGTCCTCATACATACAATAAGTGGAAGGACAGATCGTGGCAGTTTCTTGATACAGCGTTTCTCCATAATCTTCTTATATTACGGAGGGATATAATTAAACAGCCTATGTATTGTAATAATTGGGACAAGCAGGGGCAGTTTTCCCAACGTGGTCTTAGATGCAACATCTGCCAGATAGTTAAGGATAAGAAAGATGTTTATCTATCCGCTCATGTGTTGGGTAAGGCTGGGGATTTCGATGTCAAGTCAATGACGGCGGAACAGGCCAGAGGCTTGATTTTGGATCATCAAGATATGTTACCATATCCTTTCCGGCTTGAAGGGAAGGTGGGTTGGTTGCATTTTGATAGCCTTGATACTAGGAACGGTATACATGCTGTGGTGTTTTAACTTTGCGAGTGGGGTATAAAATGAAAGACAAAGACATGATAGAGCGAGTAGGGGCTTTGTGGAATATTGCGCTTGCGTATGGTGCCTCTTGTTGGGCTTACTTCCAGCCAGTGCATCATTTATTGACCGTATTACTTATAGTATTAATAGCGAATTTTTTGGCTAGGTTAGCGCAAAGCGTAAGGGGCTGGAAGCTCCGTAGAAGCCGTAGGAGGAGGTTTAGTTTCAAGAGATGGTTTAGGGAGGTCAGGTTTACTGATATTCTTAAGGAGTTCGCTTTGTCTTGTTTTATAGTAATGACATTATGTGTTATATATAAGACGTTATACCCGATCGAGGAGGAGGCTAGCATGATACTTACCGTTACCAAATATGGGGTGTATATAGCCCTTGTTGGATATGTGATGCTTTTCCTGAATACGATAGGGGATGCTTTCGCTGACGCTTATCTGGTTAAGGTGTTCAAGGCTGTATTCAAGAGAATAAACGTATTCAAGATGTTTGGCTTCTCTAAAAACATACCTGACGAGATGTTTGACGATATAAAGAAGATTGCTGATGATAAGGTTAAGGATAAGTCTTAAGGCTGTTTTTTGTTTAGGTCTGTCGCTATTCCTGTCCTCTTGTGGAAGCAGGAGGCAGGTTAGCGACACGTCTATAGATAATCGTTTGATAAGCAGGATAGAGACGATGATTGATGAGGTCATGGACCGGAAGATCGTAGAGATCAGGACATCTGATCTTAATGCTGATATTGTCATAACTGAGAGGAAATTCGATACTACGAAGGATGTGGATCCATCCACTGGGGAGCGACCCGTGTCCTCCCAGACGGACGCTCATATCGTCATCGGCCGGCTGGATAGCACGGTGACGGTCGATTCCCTTGGCATTGATAAGACGATTACCGGTGTTAAGGATATTGACAAGAAGACAGACATCGAACATAAGGACGTAGATGATAAGAAGGAATCAAGATGGCCTATAGTGTGGATAGTAGCTGGTATCTTGATGATATTGTTGGTATTGGTGTATATATTGAAGAAGATAAAGATTTTGTAATTATATATTATAAAAAAAGGAACTATGATCTCTCACCGTTCCTTATCTAATTAGTTTTTAAAGGATATGCAAATAGCATAGAGGTCAGTCCCGGATTCGAACCGAGGTATATGGTTTTGCAGACCACCGACTAAACCAACTCATCCAACCGACCGTATCGCGAATATAAGGATTTTATTTGACCAGATGACTTAATCGACCATCTTTTTAACTAACAATTTTCCTTAAAGCCAAATAGTTCTTATTTAACTTCTGGAACCGTAGAGATAATTGTATAGACAAGTATTGTTTTTAGGTGACTCTTGTTGGAAGCCAATGAACAAGGTGGCGGCGTCATGGCGTGGGGCTGGTGGTTGCCTTCCATGGCCGGCCAGGAGCGGAGCGACTCACGATCCACCCTGCCGATTCCCTTTGGCACTTCACGCCTTAGCGCAGAAAAGAAGTAAGTATATAAATTCATTAACATTTAACATAGGTAGTAATTATGCGAATAAGATCGAACAAAAAGATGTGATAAATATGCAGATAATTTAAACATAAAGTATTTTTGGTGGTATTATTAAGATCTTTATTTACATACATACTACTGGTTTTTAAGTTAATGATTTTTAGTTATCTACTTTGAATAATAAAATGCGTTAGCTAACATCAATTCATTAGTCAAGTTATTAATTAACAATAGGCGGTTATTAAAGGTAAGAATAGTTTATAATGGATTTTCCTAGAGAGGGTAGCGAAGCTTCTTAATACACATGTCACAAAATGGACAACTGTGTTTCAGGCACTTACCGTATTATTGATATAATATAATTGATATGTAGTAAAATTAGCTACGTTTTTACTTCCAAGAATCATATCTTTTTCGTATATTTGAAGTGTTTAAGATAATGGCGATATGAAGTTTGACTTGAATTACATGAGGAAATGTTCTTCTATGATAAAAGAATTTCCTGTATATACTGAGGCTGAGAAGAAGCAGATAGCTGAGGGACGCTCTTGTATTAAGCTGTCTAAAGGTCAGCCTATATATCCACGTAATTTCAAGAAACGTAGAGATACTTTCGCTGGTGCTGACTATACAACGGCTAATCCAAGGGATATTGATCCTAACAACATCTATATACCTCCTTATTTTAGGCTTAAGATTATCATGGCTATTATCATCAACTTTGATAGAGCTATTGCGTTTAACAGGATATCTGATAATGACTTTAAGTTAGGCATGACATACCGGTTCATTTATGAGCATGTCGGTTCTTTTAAGTGTTTTGAGAAGGCTTATAGCATGGTTTCGTTGGTTGTTGACAATGAATTTTCAATTATGAGATCCATTGGTGATTATAACTACAAATGGAATATGCGTAAGATATATCCATCATGTTTCGTAAGCAAGGCTAAATTTAGATATATTGGAGGTGGTGAAGATATTTCTCCAGTAAGTTCTAAGGAGAGAGCTAACAAGGCTAGAAAGGCGGCTGTTGATCATAAGGTTATGATTATGGTGAATATTATTGGTACGAAATCAATCAATAGTATAAGGAATATTGTTAAGTCAAACGGTAGGCTTAAGAATAATGGCAATAGGGCTGATGGGAGAAATGATAAGACTCTTTTTAGTAAATTCAACAAACGCCTGGATCATGAGGGATTTAAAGAAATGAAGATCTCATCCTTGTATAAGTATCTGAAATCGGCATTAGAGTTTTTAGGTGTAAGCTTATTGGAGTTAAGGGCTTTTGCTGATAGGACTGCTTCTGATATAGAGAACGGGAAGAAGAGATATGCTCCTGATTTCTGTTCTTTTGATGATTGTTTTGATGTTTGTTCTTTTATGGAGGATTCGTGATGGATAATTTAAGCGTCGTAAGAGGTGGTGATATATCTGTTATCTTTAATCATGATAACGATATGTTTAACATTCAAGAGTTATCCGATTCTATTGGATGTAAGAATGTTCTATCATCTATTGTGAAAGACCCGTTAAACGGATCTATGTATGTCGTAAGGGATGTTTCTGGTCAGAAGTGGGGTGACATCGTGGCTTTGGTAAGATTTGGATGTATGCTAAATAAGTCAATTATAAAGGATTTGATTATTAAGTCTATTAGATTGTGGGTAGAGGTATGTGATATATCTTATAATAATGTTGGTTTATCTATATCCGATCCTATATACAGTACTTTTCTTTTTAAAAGTTATATGTCGGTAGCTGGAGATAATACCGACCTTAATAGGTTTATCGTGGCTCTTAGAAGTAGGATGCTCACCTATGATCTTAAGTCTCTTTATCTTTATCTAGCCATGTTTATGGCTATTAATGGAGGTATTCTTCTTAGTGAGGAAGATCTACTTGCAGCTCTTATCTTGTAGCTTCATTTGTTATATTGTTCAAATTAGTATCTTTGTGAAAAAGATATTAATATGAACCAGATAAATATCATACCGAAGATAATTCATGATAAGTTCGCCGCTAGGATTATCATGGATGATTACGATATAGAGAAACCTATCGTTATTACTGTCGTGGCTAGACGTAACGATGGTGAGTATAATACCCAGATATTGACATACCCGACATCGGGCGTTGATTATGAGGGTAATGTAAGGATGGTGTTTTTTGATGTCGCTAGGTCTCATGTTTGCCAGATAACATCGGTATTTATCAACGGGCATGAGGTCAAGACATATTATACCGATGTACCGGATCTTGATATGCAAGCCCGTTATGATGATAGCTTGTGCCGGTACGATAAGAAGGTTAATATGAATGATATTCGGCTGTCATTTCAGGTGATAGAGACACGTGATCCAAAGGTATTGCAGGTACTGGATGAGTCCGAGTGGGGGCTGCTGGAGGACAGGAAGGCGATCATCGAGATCACTACCCCTGGGATGTCCGACCCCGTTACGTTGTTTCTTGGCAAGAATCAGGTCAATACCTTTACCAGCCTAACACTAGGTCTCAATTGTTTTAATTACGATGATTGTAATGTCAAGTATCTTGATCTTCCAGACGGTATATATGATATTAAGATCATAGGTAGCCCTTCTACTTACAATTTCAGTCGCAAGTATCTTAAGACGGATCTTATACGCAGGCGTCTTGACCGGCTATGGATCAAGACTGATATCTTGTGTGAGGATATGGATAAGGACCTTATAGGCAAGATACAGGAGATGGAGACACTTATGGCCGTAGCCGAGGCGAATGTCAGGTTGGATAACATAAGGGCCGCCCATGAGATTATTGATCGTGTCGGAGAGCTTCTTGAGATGGCTACCAATTGCGTGGATTGTTAAACATAAAAATATTTAGTCGTGGGTTGTAATACTTGTAAGGAAAAGGCGTTAAAGGCCGAGAGGGAAAGGATTGAGAGAAGCATGATGAATCATTCTTCTTCTACTGCTGTTAGCGATATGGAGTACGCTTCTAGAAGTACCGCTGGTTGTATGGTTATGCAAGATCCGTTGCAGACCATGGAGCGTGACGTGGTTAGTATATATAAGCAAGTTCGTACTAAGGGTGATGGCGTTGGTGTATCTTATCTTAATATGCAGAAAAAGATCCGTGAATGGATCAAGAACCTGCCATATGGATGCCCGCCTGACGAGGAGGTACAGGAAATGAGAAAGGAGATTCTCGATGGGCGCGCAGAGCATATCAAACCTTGATAGAATAGATCTATGTAAGGTCGTAGACGAATGGCTGTCTTGTCAATGGGGTAGATATATGAGATACCATAGGTATAGGATCGGGGACAAGCCCGATATATCCTATTGGGGCAAGATAATTCGTCTGCAAAGATCATTATGCGATAATGATTGCGGGTTATGCCCGGATGAGTTAAGATCGTTAAAGGAACGTGTTAATAAGTTACTGGCATGAGAAAATACAGTTGTTCACATATAACTCCGTCCACTTGCGTACCTTACGAGGGTGATCTTCCAGAGTGGTCAAAGCATAAGGACTCTGATGAGTGCGTTATGATCTCTGACGTGATAGAGGAGATATACGATGAGCTTACCCGTATTAGGGAGGCTATAGACGTCCGGGATCTTGGTGAGTCTTGTGTGAAGGTAAATGGAGATAAGACTGTCGCTAAGGTGCTTTATGCTTTGGAGGATAAGATCTGCAATGGGTAATTAATGTCCTGATTTTAGGATATTAAAAATAGCCAATCGGTTTGTGTTTATCATCCCGATTGGCTATTTTTGTATGTCCGCCGACTCTCACGAGGGAGCGGACATAAAGTAATTAATTATTAATCTCAAAATTAGACTAAAAAATGAAGACAGTAAATGTTTTAACAAGAAAGATGGGCGATTTTAACGTTTTTCAAAGAACTAGTGATGGTTATTTTGATGCCAATAGTTTACTTAAGCAATGGAATGATAATCCCGATAATATAAGAAGAAAGTTTTCTGTGTTTATAGATAGTCCTAAAACCATAGAATTTTTAGAAGCTCTAAAGGATGATGAAAGCCATAGTCCAAAAATGGACAATGGTGATAATCAGTTATTTGTAAAAGTAAAAGGTAGAGTTACAAAACATGGCAAGACACCTGATAAGATATGGATGCATCCTTTGCTATTTATAAAATTCGCCATGTGGATAAATCCTAGATTTGAGGTTCAGGTTTTGAAGTTTGTACATGATCAACTTATAGATTACAGAGATAAGGCTGGTGATGCTTATAGGAGAATGTCTTCCGCTTTATCTAAAATCGTGGACTCGTCAAGGTTTAAAGATAAAATACAGGATTTAGCTAGATCTTTGAATATAATAGTTTACGGTCTTCATGAGACTATGATAAGAAACTCTGTTGGCGAGGAGGTCAAGGCTAAAGAGTTGATGGAGCTAGAGATTGATATAGCTAAGATGATTGAATTTGGGTATATAACTACCGAGGAGCAGTTAAGGGATTATCTGTATAAGGTTTTGAGAAGCAAAAAGGCTCTTCCTTTGTAATTTGATTTTAAATTGTATCTTTGTGACAAAGTGAATCACAATGGTATACGGTAATAAAGAAATAGTTCGGACGTTCACCAGAAATAACCCGCCTGCCGGGTATGTGGGCGGCTCTGTTGACTACCGGATTCCGGCCAACGTCTATTTTGGCGATACGCAGGAGGAGGCTGACGGCAAGGCTGAGGATGATATCAAAGCCAACGGTCAGGACTACGCCAATACATATGCCGACATAATACCGGCTGTATGGTATAATGATCAGGTATGCGATGAGTTTATCAAGAACAATTGCGTAAGCGGTAAGGGATCCAAGGAGCAGGTATGTATAGAGGAAGGCAGGTTTGTCTCTTACGTATCCAAGAAAGATGCCAATGATAAGGCTAGGGTGGAGCTTGGACGGATCGGGCAGGGGGAGGCCAACTCCGTCGGGGCTTGCTGCGAGGACTGGGCCTCACAGCCTCTTCGTGGCTTGTTTTACAAGAACGACTGCGAGGCTGGCGCATCAGGCAAGGAAGGTATTGTATATGAATTACCAGCCGGAGCTGTCATATCCGATATATCCCAGATAGACGCCGATACGTTAGCTTATAGGAAGTTTATGAAAGAAGGTCAGGAGAAGGCTAATGCCGAGGGTAGTTGCTCACCTGTATTCTATAATACTATGATCGGTGATTGGTTTGAAAAGGTATGTCCGTTCGGATATAAGTCCGGTAAAGTATATTACTCTATCAAAGCCAACAGGTTCAGGTCATGGATATCGGTTGAGGATGCCAACGCCAAGGCTCGTGAGGTCTTGATGGTAGAGGGACAGGAGTACGCTGACCTTAATCTTGAATGCGAGAAATGGATTGAGAATATCGATCAAGAAGATCAGTGTTATTGGTGATAATGCGTTTGTGTTTTCCATAATGTTAGATTAGTGTTTTGGAGGTAGAGGCTTATGGTCTCTACCTCTTATTGTTTCATACGTCTTGTTGTCTTATAATCAAACCAAATAAGTATCTTTGCTAAAAACATTAATATTATTAATATGTGTAATACAGGTGGTTGTTGTCATGATCATTCACGGGAACGTCCCGAAGAGTGTTGTCATGGCGTTAAGATAGATAGGTTTCTTAATAAATGCCCTAACGATCCTTGTGATCCTTGCGATCGGGATTGTCAGGACGAACCTTGTGTTGGTTATGGATGTCCTATAACCTTGTATGATAAATGCGTCTTGTACTCAGGCGATGAGTTGGTGGTGGATGGTATAGAGAAAGGTACTGATATCTCTGTCGTTATAGACTCATTGAGGCGTATTATAGCGTCTAGGGATAAGCAGATAGATTTATACCATCGTGAGGTTCTGGATTTGAAGAGGATTATAAACGAGCTTGTCAACGCCGGTGGTAGCGGCGGGGATAACGATACGGAAGAGGAGACGTGGTAATGAATGGTTGCAACAAAAAACAATACAGGCCTACTGTAGACGATACGAAAGTACCGTGCTCTACGTACATGAGTACCGATTGTATTTATCCCGGTGATAAGGTACGTGTGGAATCATTGGGATTATCCCCTAATTGCGATATGTCCGATACCCTTAATGCTATGATAAAGGCTATACGGGATAGGGATGCCGAGATATCCGAGTTAAGAAGAATGATCAACAAATTAATTTGATAATATGAGAAATTGTAATCCATGTAAGCCGGAATATAGACCGGGGAACGAGTGTAGTATCTACAGCTCCCAGATCATATATGACGGTCAGTCGTTTCCTGAGGCAGATATCAGGAACGGTGATAGCATGAATAACGTAATCGAGTCTCTGGTAAGGAAGCTGGTTGCCGTATCTGGCGCCACGGCGTCCATCCAGCGTGACTCATTCAAGGGCGTTCAAGCTGTCAGATTAAGATACGAGCCGTTGAACGTGCTCAGCGTTACCTATTGTGGTACTATCGTCCCTAATGACGGATATGTCGTTTCTGGCAGGTCCGTTAAGTTTAAGAAGAAATATTGCATGGGTGATGAGTTCACTGATGTTAATATCGTATATACTACATTGAATAGTAATATTTTAAATACCTCATGTTATGGCTAAAAGAGTGTACGATACGGTCTTGGCTTCCGAGTGCGACGGCTGGGTATGTGGTGAGACCCTCAAGAAGGGATCTCTTCCCGTAGACAGGTTAGAGCTTGATTCTTTTTCAGAGGCTGTCAGGGAGCTTATAGAACGGTTTTTTGAGGAGGGATGGTTGCCGGATATGATCTGTGATCTTGGTTGTGGAGGCGCCAGCGTATTTGAGATTAAGCCTACTAACTTCGAGTATCCTCCTGAGGGTGGAGAGAAGATCCTTGAGATTATTGTCGGCAAGAGTGATAAATGGACTATAACGCAAGCGGATTGATATGGCTAGTAATTTAAAAGATATTCTTGCCAAGATCGAGCAAGGCTCCTCATGGGTGTCCTACGACAAGATTTCCGGTACCGGCCCCGACAAGGTGGCTATTAAGGTAGAGCCGGGATGGATGGGTAGGTTGCCTAGGGAGACTTACGTAGCGGTCGAGAAAGGCAAGGTTACGAAGCTCGCTACCATAACCCAGAAGGGCATGGAGCGGGTAAGCGTGGATCCGACCAATATCATGTTCGATATGGAGGGCGGGACGGCGGTCATCAACGCCAAGCTTAACTCCGCCTCGGTCAAGGCCTCCTGCCTTACCCTTGGTGGCTCGGTGAGCAAGTCTTATATAGTATCCATGAACGTGAACGGCTTATCCATGAAAGTCCCGGAAGAGGATAGCAGATATATAGTGTATGCCGATCCTGAGGATCCCGGAGCCACTGATTTGTATGAGGCTAGCTTTGTCATAGCTATGCCTAAGAATATGGATAACGAACAGCATCATGAGATGTTTGTCTTGAACGGTAAGGTTGTTAATATCAATCAACAGCCTAATGATATACCTTATATCATACTTGATCATGACTTCGATAACGTGACTAGCGAGAACGGTCAGGTTGTCATCGATATCAAGTCCAATACCGAGTATGATATCGAGCTGGTATGTTGCACTTGCGGTGATGGTAGTGAGCCGGAACCGGAACCACCCTTCAACGTGGATCCGCAAAGGTTGACGCTTAATAAGGATGGTGATACCCAAATCGTGAGGGTAGAGGCCGGAGATGATGTTTCATGGAGAATAACTGAAGGATAATATGGCAAGGGAAATAGATAAGAATTGTGTCGAGGGTAATTGCTTTGCCATTAACGACAAGAGCCATGGGGTAGGCGATAATAAGCTTAATATCGTATACAAGGCTAATTATACCGGTCAGATCTGTACGGCTAAGTTCCGTATAACGTCAAAGGACGGTAATATTGTCAAGGAGTATATGATAGCTCAGGACGCCAAGCCCGTTTATTATAATATCAAGATGGTTCAGCCGTTCACCAAGGACGACTGTCTGGCCAACCAGCATGGATCGGTGGTGTTGTATACGGTCGAGGAAAGGACTTACAAGTCGTTTATCTCGCAGGAGGACGCAGACGCCAAGGCTATGGAGGATATAGCCCTGAACGGTCAGAAATACGCCAACGAGCATGGTGAGTGTATAACCGATATCTGGTATAACGAGGAGCAGAGGAAGACGTTTATACGTAATAATTGCGATAAGTTCAGTGACGGTCAGGAATATGTTTATATCATTCCTGAGGGCAAGTACGTATCTTCCATCTCTCAGGAGGACGCCGATAGGAAGGCTCTTGAGGATATTGAGAAGAACGGTCAACAACAAGCCAATTTGGAGGGTGAGTGTAAGCCTAAGGAGAATATCTATTATGGTAAGTTTAGTAAGACCTTTACCCGTAACAACTGCGACTCCACGCAATATGGTACTGATGTGGTTGTCGATGAGACGATGGTTACAGGGGACTTCAGATCCATCGTGTCTCAGGAAGACGCTAATAGCCTAGCAAGGGCTGCTGTCGAGGCTCAAGGTCAGGATATAGCGAATATCAAGGGTAGCTGTGAGAAGATACCGGTATTTACCGGATCGTACTCCAAGGTATTCCAGAGAACCAACTGCCCTGAGGGTTCTACTCCTGTTGACTTCACTGTGGACGAGAAGATGTGTTCTGGATATCCGTTCACTTCTACGGTATCGCAGGATGCCGCCAACAAGCTGGCGCAGGACGCTGTCGAGGCGCAAGGTCAGGCTATCACCAACGAGCGTGGCGACTGTCAGACTAACGTCTACTATAACGTAAGGATGGAGAAGACAGTCACTAGAAACAATTGCGATGAGTTCCATATCGGTCAACCTTATACTTATGTTGTAGCCGCTGGTAAGTACTTCTCTATTATCTCTCAGGAGGATGCTGACAATAAGGCTAAGGCCGATCTTGAGGCTAACGCCCAGCAACAAGCCAACCTAGAAGGTGAGTGTAAGGAGAAGACGATCTACTACGGTAGGTATAATAAGGAGTTCACTCGTAATAACTGTGATGAGACCCAATACGGCACCAAGGTTGTCGTGGATGAGACTATGGTGACAGGAGATTTCAGGTCTACCGTATCTCAGGAAGACGCCAACAATAAGGCTAAGGCCGCCGTCGAGGCTCAAGGTCAGGATGTGGCTAACGTGAAAGGTAAGTGCGAGAAGGTGCCTGTATATACCGGTACTTATACACGTACGTTTACCCGTAACAATTGTGGTACTGGAACTGGTGGTACTTATACGGTAAATGATAGGATGGTTGACGGTTATCCGTTCACGTCTACCGTATCTCAGGAGGATGCCAATAACAAGGCCAAGGCCGCCGTTGACGCCCAAGGACAGGCCCTTGCCAATATCCACGCCCTTTGTACGTACACCGGCCGTGCTTCCTTGGAATTCACGAGAAACAACTGTGGTGAGTGTAAGATCGGATCTAAGGTGACAATCACCCAAGATATGGTAGAAGGACACCCATTCCAGTCTAACGACTCCCAGACCGCCGCTGACGCTATGGCTATGACCGCCGTACAGGCTCAAGGACAGGCTTTGGCTAACACCAAGGGTACTTGCTCTAACGCCACTATGTATACCGGCAAGGCTAGCTTCGAGTTCACGAAGAGCAATTGTGGCGCTAATCAGGTAGGAAATCCGTTCACCGTGACACAAGATATGGTGGAAGGTCATCCGTTCCAGTCTTGTGTATCACAGGATGAGGCTAACTTAGTCGCTATGGCCGCTGTCATGAATCAAGGTCAGAAGATCGCCGATGAGCGTGGTACTTGCCATGAGGCTCCTAAGTACACCGGTCATTATAGCGAGGCGTTTGAGAAGAATAATTGTCCGTCTGGTCTTATCCCGTCTTCAGTTACCGTTACTGAGGCTGACGTGACCGGAGGTCCGTTCTACTCATACGAGAGCCAGTTCGCCGCCGATGAGCTTGCCAAGGCCGCTGTCAAGGCGCAAGGTCAGGCTATAGCCAACGATCGTGGTACTTGCGACGAACTGAAGATATATGTAGGTAATTATAGCAAGGAGTTCACTCCTAAGTGTCCTACTTGTCAGTTTGCAGATCCTATCACCGTAACCCCGGATCTTATGGGTCAGTTCTTTACCTCAACCCGTTCTCAGGAAGAGGCAGACGCTTTGGCTAAGGCCTATATCGACAGAATGGGTCAGGCGTTCGTCAACAAGAACTATGATGATACGTGCCATACGAAGACCGAGCAACCGGTATGGGAGACTATAGAGACCGTATGTAAGGACTGTATCTCTCAATTACATCAACGTAATACCAATACCTGTTATACTGATCCTGATAATCAAGAGCGGTATATAGCTGGTGGTAATAATACATGTTTCTGGTTTGGTACGGCATCCAAGGCCTTTACCCGTCAATGTGCGGATGGTGGAGTTGGAAGCTCTGTTACCGTAACTCAGAATGATGTTACGGATCCAAGTCCTAGCTCTGATGGTAAGTTTAAGTCATGTGTATCCCAAGCTGACGCTAACGCCAAGGCATTGGCCGCCGTGAACTCTCAGGGTCAGGCCGTGGCTAACTCGAAGGGTACTTGTACTTGGACAGGAAGCTATACCGGACAGGTTAGGAAGAACAATTGCGCTGATGGCGGCGTAGGCGACATGGTATCCGTAAGTAGCGACAGGCTGCCGGGACATCCGTATACCTCCAACATATCTTTGGCTGACGCTAATAAGAAGGCCGAGAATGCTGTTCGTGGAGCCGATGGACAGAACTACGCCAATAAGAACGGTGGATGTACTTGGACTTACGTGGCAAGCCGTGACTTCTATAAGAACAATTGCGCCGGAAGCGGGGTTGGTCAGAGAATAACAGTGACCTCTACGCAGGTTAACGGCGGTACGCCTATCACCAGCAAGGTTTCTTTGGCTGATGCCAGAAGCAAGGCCGAGCAGATCTTAGACCAGAAGGGACAGGATTACGCTAACCAACATGGAACTTGTGTATGGACCGGTACTGGAAGCGCTACATTTTATAAGGATAATTGTGGTACATGTAAACATGGTGTCGCTCTATCCGTTCCTTATAGCGCCTTAGGGTTGTCAGCGTTGACATCTACCGTATCTCAGGCGGATGCCGACAGCAAGGTTCAAAACGCTTTCAAGAATGATACGGCGACTAAGACCGCCGCTCAAGCTTACGCTAATAAGAATGGTGATTGCGCCGATGACGATGATACCCCATCTTATGATGATTGGAGTTACTATTGTAGTGGATGCGATTATCGTAGGAGTAGGAATCAGACCAATCCTTGCTCTTCAGCCCCAAATCAAGATGAGTTGGTTGAGTCCGATTCGAGATCTTGTGGATGCGGGTGTGATAATACATATCATATGGATAATAGCAGGTGTAATAATGGTAATAGCGAGGAGCATTATTCTAGCGAGTGCGATTCTACAGGATATTGGCAGAATGGTGGTAAACATTGCTGTAATCCATATGACTACACTATCTATACCAATGAGGTATGTAAGGGATGTTCGGGCGAATGCGGTGATGTATGTGTTCCTGATAGCCCTATTAAGGTGGTTAGCGCTGGTGAATTTTGTGCTTCTTCATCGAATCTGGCTAGTGAACAAGCTTATAACAAGTATAAAGAGTACAAGGATGCATTCCAAAATTTAGTTGATGCTAGGATATGTCCTTCTAAGGTTGGCAATGATGACCGATGGGGAAATGTCAAGGCTACGAACTGTCCTAGCAACTGTACTCCTAAGACTATCAGTTATAAGCAAATCGCTGGTAAATATGAGGCTTGTACCAAGGACGAGGCAAATAGGATAGCCGACAATAACCTCCAATCCGATGGTATCTCTTACGCTAATGGCTTGGCGCAGGCGGATAGATGTGATTGCGTGGAGCCAACGAAGAATTGGTCAGCCAACGCTTATGCCGATGGTGATCCTTGCAAAGGCGCTCCTTCGGGCACTTCAGCGCTAAGAGTAGGGGTCGAGATTACGTATAGTAATGAATGTACTACGCAGAAGAGTTTGACGGTAACAGCCTCAAGCTCAGGGACTACTATCGGGAGTAAGACAGTAACTATACCTACTGGATCAGGCACTAAAAAGGCCACGATATCTTTTGATCGTGGATATCCATGTAATTCTATCAATATAAGTGGAAGAGCTGGTGGTCAATGTTAAGAGTCTGATATATAATAAAAAGGAGAGGCTAACTAACCTCTCCTTTTTATTGTATATACATTATCAGCATTGTCCACCTGTGGTACAAGCCGCATGCGCCGTTCCTGGTCTTATGGCCGCTTGAAAACACATTCTACCACTAGTAGATCCACTACCAGTACCTATCGTAACCGTAGTACTAGTGGTCATCTCCATACCCGTGGAGGTATTCGCTTCCGCTCCTCCTGTCACTGTTATGGTTTTGCCGGAACTACACGGATTACTGTATTCCACAGTAAAGTTAATACAACTTCCGCTTTCACTGTAGTCTACCACGTTGGCACTCCAATTTTGTGGACAATCACATCTATCCGCCTGCGCCAAGCCATTAGCGTAAGAGATACCGTCTGACTTGATGTGAATTTAGCTTATTCAATGCGTATTGTTTATCTATTAATTAAAATCATTAATATTGTATCGTTAATATTAATACATTAAGTTATGGCTTGCAATAAGAAAAAGAAAATGGCTAATGGAGGCAAGGTCTCCGAGAAAAAGAAACCTCAACTGAAATGTGGAGGCAAGGTTAAGAAAAAGAAGTAATAACCGGAGGGGTATATCCCCTCCTCAGTATTTAGCATATGAAAAATTCAGAATTTGTATCTAGAATCATAAATGATATGAACTCCATCAATAAGGACGCTCATGTCAGTAGGAGATGGATATTATCCATAGGAAGACAAAAGGCAAGATCATATATAGCCCAGAAGTATGCTGATGGAACCTTGTTCGGCGAGGAATCACTGTATACTCATATCAATTGCATGGAGATGGATAGGGTTCGGAAAATTGATTGTTGTTTTGATGAGTTTAAACTGTGCAGGATACTTATGAGATCCAAGAAAAGATTGCCCGATATGATATATACCCGTATAGGTCCGGCTATCATCAAAGTATCAAACATCATGGATGATATTATATTTACCTCCATATCGTTAAGAAAATACGCTAACAACAAGGAACGTAAATACGGGAATATAGATCAATACTATTATTATGTCAATGATGGATATATCTATATACCAGATATTAACATAGAGGCTATAAATGTTGATCTTATAACTCTCGACAGAAAAGCGGCGTTAGAGCTAGGGGGATGTGGAGCTGAAAAAGATAAGCCATGTACATCTCAATGGGATTATGATTTCATATGCCCAGACAAACTTCTTGAATATGTGGTTTCCGAAACATTAAGGGAAACTGTAACCAAATTGCAGATCCCTACGGATGAGAACCCGGATATGGATATTAATAAGAAAACACAAAAAATTCAATAACATGAATCTAATAAGATCAATAATCAATTTCTTTGGTTTCAATGACGCCATAGTTGACGGTATAGGCGAAAGAGGGATGAGAGACAGCTCTATTATAAGATATAATGAGGTGCACGATATGTATGACAAGATTATAAAAGATCTGGGAGATATGTCGGCTTACGTATCCAAGGGTTATATCTATGATAAGATAAAGGAAAGAACGGGATTAAGTACCAGACATATTAGTAGGATATTAAATCATACTAAGAGAAAAGATCTTAGGTTTATATAAAAAGGAGAGGATAATCAACCTCTCCTTTTTGTTTTTAACAGCCTCCACCTTGACTTGGATTAGATACATACATGCTTGTAGCATTGCTAACACAATCACTTCCGCCTGATATCGTTCCCGATCCGGATGGTATGGTGACTGTTTTAGTGGTAGAGAAATATTCTACATCTCCAGATGGTTCAGATCTAGTATAATACACATCAAATGATGCTGTTTTAGATTTACCACATGGATTATCATAGCTTACGGATATACTTAAGCATTGTCCATTAAAACTTCCGCTAGCGTAAGCGCTCCATGTTTCGAGGCAATCACATCTATCCGCCTGCGCCAAGCCATTAGCGTAAGAGATACCATCGGATTGGAGGTTATTGTCGGCTATCCTATTTGCCTCGTCCTTGGTGCAGGCGGTGTATTTTTGTGTATAAATTTCTTGTATTAGGATGAAATCGTTATATTTGTGATATGAAAACAAAGTCATTTAAAATACTTGATCAGTACTTTCTCCGTTTTTATAGATCTATTATGTCTAAGAACGGCAAGAGAAGGAAACATACGATTGTGGACAAGAATGATATTCTCGAATGTCAGTCCTTGATATGGAAGGTCATACGTGATAAGTATCTGGATAATGAGGGTGGGGTTTATATAAACAACATCGGTTATCTGTGCCATAAGATCAATCCTAATCGTAAGATATATCTAAATAAGCTTACCGGTACTATTAACAGACGTGGAACTGGTGGATATTCTTATGTCCATACATGTATTGATTTTATGCCTCGGAACAAGTATTTCCATCTCTATGTTTCTCCGGCGTTGAATAAGGAGTGTAGATTGGCTATGGAATCAGGTAGGAGGTATAAGTTCTTGTACCGGGAGGTTGAGTCGGAGAGTAAGGTATTTGGAGTTAAATGGGTTTATAAGCTGTAGAAGTTTTTGTGATCCAGTTAGCCCGTGAGGGTAGACTGGATTTTTTTTGTATCACGGATTCAAATACATATCTTTGTGCAAAAGACTTAAATATGACTATAAAAGGGCTATTGGCCGAGATCAAGGCCGATTTACATAAATACGATGATAGCGGGGCTATAGATACCTCGTCTGTTTATAGATGGGCTGAGATCGCCTTGAAAAGGTTCGGGGGTGTTATAGCGGTCATGTCCGAGGCAGTTGTCAAGACCAGCAACAAACAGGCGGTATTGCCTTCCGATTTTTTCGACATGCTTGACGCCTATAGGTGTGAGCCTCTTGTCTGTGAGATTCCGGGCGGCGACAAGGCTAAGGCTGACCTCCAACATGAGATCGGCTGGGTCGAGCGCACCGAGCGCGGTTTCCGTTGGAACTCCTGCACCGAGTGCTGTAAGGAGGAGTTTGAGAAGACGATCACGGAGAGGATATATATCGGGTCTCACGAGGTTCGATTTCATTACCATCATCCCGTAAGGCTGTCTATAGGTCGAGGACTGAGGCGTGATTGCGCCGCCGACAAGTATCGGGATAAGTACGATTGGGATAATTATGATATAACTATATCCGGCAATACTATGTATACAGGGTTTGATGGATTTATTTATATCATATATCGTGCTACACCCAAGGATGATGACGGTCTCCCATATATACCTGAAACGGCGTTAGGATACCTTGAGGATTATGTCGAGACGTATATCAAGATGAAGATCTTCGAGAATGCCGCCGTGAATGGCTTGATACAAGGCGCTGGTGACGCTTATAAATTATATGCTCAGCAGGAGCCGGGTAAGTTCGCTAGGGCTATGAAGGAGCTTAAGATGTCGATGATCACGTTAAATGATTATCGGGAGTTGGCTGAGGATAATAGGAGAAGGATGTTGTCTTATGAGCGGATGTGGCCTAATGCTTTTGATAAGTATATCAAATTTATTTAGTTGCGGGGGAGGGAATCGAACCCTCGATCTTTAGGTTATGAGCCTAATGAGATACCTCTTCTCCACCCCGCGATTATGACGCGAATATACGTTTTTTTAAAAAGAAAAAAAGATAATATGGCAAAGAAAAATGATTGGATACATTTAGATAAGACAAGTGGTACTGGTCCCGCTGAGGTTAAAGTTACCGCTGATATTAATGAGACTGGCGAGATACGTCAGGTAACGTACAAGGTTATAAAAGAGGGAACCAAGGAGGAGAAGACGTTCGTGTGCAGGCAGGAGTCCGTCCCGGTGGTGATCATCCCGGAGTTCGATTACCTTGTGCTTAGGTATATCTGGGCTGACGAGGACGGCATTGACTTTGACACGGCTACCGGTTTCGATAACACCGGCCTCCCGGACGTGGACGGCAAGCTGGTTGGTTGGAGTAAACAGTACCAGACCACGCAGGAGCGGGTAGGTGATTATCTTATCCACGGTGGTGATAACATGGAATCAGGTAATGAGGCCGCCTTGATCCAGATGGGGCCGTTGTTGGATGGCGATAATTATGATAAATTACCTCTTGAGATCAGGTGTAGTATATACGGTAACTGGTATGGTGGTCGTGAGAAAGGTAATGTCACTATCAGGTTCACGGCATATAAGGGCGGTTCTATGGAGAAACGTGGATATGATTTTGTCAATATCGGAGGCGAGGAGGTTTATACCGGTGACGCTCCCACTAACGTATCCGCCCATGGTGAGGATAATTGGCAAAATATAAAGACCTTGTATTCTAAGGTAGGCACGATGATCTATAACAAGGAATCTCGTGACTGTATTGTAAGAATAGGTGAATAGATTTTTCTTCATAATATAAACACATCGGCTCTCTTGTTCGTGAGGATAGGAGAGTTTTTTTATTTTTTTAATCCTTCACTTATGACATATTTGATCTTTTATTGCGTGGGAATAATCTAGCTTTGCCGAAAACTAGGATCATGATAACTTTAAATGATGTAAATAACGAACTCCATGTCCGGTTATATATACTGGAGGTGCTTAAGGATTATATAAGAGATGATGATTTCGATGGCCTTGTAGATAAGGCGTTGGATTTTGTCATGGAAGGCGTTTCTATGCCTAAGGCTCCGACCAAGGATACCGCCATGAGTGATATATCAAAGAGCGTTTTGGCCTTGGTAGCGGGTGCTGGATTAGATGAGAGGTTAAGCAAAAGCTCTTTAGAGTTAGCTTATGACAGATGTAAGATGAGGTACGTATTCGATCCTCGGAATCGTGACATACATGGTGTTGTCGTTGGTTATTCCAATGACTTTAATAGTCTGGTAGCTGTGTGTGATGAGGGATCGAAGAAAGGAGTGGACAAAGGATCTACTGATTTTGTGGATGTCAATGAGAGATACGTGACTAACGGTTTCTTTTACATATCTGTAGAGGATGCCGATAAGCAATCGAACTACATGGGTGGAAATTCGTAATTATTATGTTTTTGTGCTTTACCACGAGACGTTTTAAGTGTTTAGTCTTCCTCCTGACTTGTGAAAGTTAGGAGGATTTTTTATATTCGCGTGATTTGAATGTTTTAGCATAATACGTACAGTTTTTGTTAAGATCCGGCGTGTAAGTGATTATCCGCCGGATTTGTTATCTTTGCGAAAAACATAACATCGTGCAGAACAATTCTAACATAGCGGTTCCCGACTCCGGGATGAACAGGGATAAGCATCCACAGGATCTATCCCAGTCTGAGTACAGCTTTGCCTTGAACGCTACCATAGAGGGTGACGATGGAAGCCAGCTTAAGATCCAGAACGAGCCTAGTACCCTTTTATGTAAGCGATTCGATGGCTATAAGGTTATTGGGTATAAGAATGATATAGCTGGTGATAACACTTATTTCTTTCTATCTAATCCGGATGATAATACGTCTAAGATCACGTTCATGCGGTCATTGGATTATATCAAGACCGTGGAGGATCAGCTAGCTGGATCGGGAAAGGACATCCATCGTATCCTTGGCGAGAGGCTTGAGGAGTCGGATGGTCGTTTTGATGAGATATGTGATTTGATGGAGGTCCTGATAGAGGACGGGGTTGATGATCCTTGTCTTAACTTCTCCATCCATCACCCGATATTCGACATAGAGATCAAGGACGAGAAATGCGGGAAGGTGATATACTGGACCGATGGATATAATCCCCAGCGATATGTTATGGTCGATAAGGCCCTTAACCCGGATGATGATGGTGACTTTTGGTATCATTACCATGGGTATAAGACATGTGGGGATGACAAGCCAATAGAGAGGTGTAGGCTGGCCTGCGAGAAGCTGCTGGTGTTCCCGTTGCTGACGGCCCCGTGCGTGGAGCCTGAGGTCGTGGAGTTCGGGGGGAGCCTGCGTGCCGGGACCTACCAGTTCTGCGTGGCGTTGTGCGATGAGTTCGGGATTGAGAAGACCGGATATTGCTCATTGACCAACCCAATCATGTTATTCGATCGTCAAGATATGGTTATCCGCGATGGTTTATGGGGTAAGTCAACCAACATGGGTATCCGCCTTACCGTGTCTAATATAGATAAGCAGGTATCTCATTATAAGATAGGTGTTATACAGAATACGGTTGGGTTTAATGGTGAGCAAAGCCCGGTTCTTGAGTATTTCATAGAAGGTATACATCCGATAACGGAAAGGACTATCTATTATCTTACGGATCAATATAGCGAGCGTACGACCATGGAGAAGTTATCCAAGGAAATACCGGTATATAAGACAGCCAGAGGCATGACGTCTGTCGGGAATCGTCTTCTTCAATACGGATTGACCGTGGAGAATGAATGGAATCTTCAACCGGTCGTTAATTTCTTGGGTCATTTCGTTAAATGGCAGACATCGATAGCCACGGAGAATCTGTATAAAGACGGTGTGGCTTGCTCTAAATACGCCTCTTTCATGCGTGACGAGGTATATCCGTTGGGTATAAGGTTCTTTACCAATACAGGATACAGGACAGCTAGATTCCCGCTTATCCCTCGTCCGGCCACAAGGGAGGAGATGGAGGTTATCGTTGATGAGGACGGTAACTCTGACGACCTGTCGGCTGCGTCGGTGCTGGAGAACAACCCGCAGTGCGCGGGGAACAGCCGCCGTCATCTTTGGCAGTTTAAGAATACGGCAAAGATCATAAACGACCCATCTTGGGGATTTGATGATTTTGGAGGAGAATGCAAGAATCAGCTAGATGTCAAGCAGCTCAGATATGTAGAGCAGGAATATGCCACGGTAGGAGAGACCCAATTCGTTATCAACACGATGGGGGAAGATGTTACGGTAGATGATGCTATTGATTATATCGCTGATAATATAGAGAACCTGTGTGATATCATAGAATCTAATGTAGGTATTACTGACGAGTTATGCGCTGCTATATCATTGCCGGAGGATCAAGACGGTATAAAGGCTTCCGATTTCCCTAGTGGATGTGATGATATCGAGAGGATAGAGACCAGGACTATATTGGATAAAAACTCTTTGGTGGATTCTAGGATTGATTTTACATATAAGCTGGCTAGTGATTATACGGAGACCGAGCCTACCACCTTAATACAAAGTAACGCCGAGTCACAAAGGAAATTCTCTGTATTGTGTGATTTCGATAATTATTCCAGTGGAGGTAAGAATATCATAGATCTGGTTCAGGAATGGTTGGATGGTCAGGATGAGGATAAATTCCCGTCTGATATAGACTCCTCCGCCTTGGTCTTGTGTCAGGATATGTCTAATGTTCGGCAGTTATATGATGAGGGTATATGTACTAATGGGTGTTCGGTAGGTGATCCTCACGTGAATCCTACTATTAACGATGTTCAACTTCCTACATTCCAAGGGGGTAGGTCATTGGGTAAGTGCACATATTTGTATCAATATCCCGGATGGGAAGGAAAGAAGCATACGGAGACGATGCTTGATCAGTTAATGGATACGATGGAGGCTTATTTTCCCCAATATGAGAGTCAGTTTGGTATCGAGAACGCCATGTGTCTTTTTGGCGATGGTGATAATTCTAAGTTTAATACCGGTATAACTACTGACTGGGAAGGTCGTGTGTCTGTGCAGAATGATATTGACGCCAAGACCAATTGGTTCGGTAGAAGCAACTTGACTTATTTCAAGTTCTATCCACATGTATCCTCATACGCCAGATGGGTGGAGTTGGATTACGAGAAATACATAAGTGGTTTATCCGATCCTGATAACGGTATTATGTATATAGAGATGATGGGTAACTATAATTATCCGATCGGCGACTCATCATCATACAATAAGGTTCGTATAACGTTTTTCTCGGACAAGGAAGGTACCGTGGCTCCTAATCCTTTGGCTAATGATGCCAAGAAAGGTGTTATAGTGAATTACGTGGATCATAAGATATTTATGATGCCAAAGTACTTGTTCTGGAATGATGACAAGACTACTTTCCATAAGATATATGTTTGCATCGAGCCTGCGGTATGCGTGTTCTTCACCGGTTTCGCCATGAGGCAGGACATGAAGGAGCTTGCCGGATTCTATACGGCCGGCACCGCCATCTTCCCCGCCCCGTTCTGTTTTGGCATTCGGCCACTGGAGGTGAAATACGTGTTCTTCTTCACGAAAGAATTGAAATTAAGGAGATTTGTTACCTATGAGGCGAAATGTATCTCATGTGGAGATAAACCCGCTGATTGCGCTCCCAGACCATATCAGTACGGTGATTTCGGATATTGGGAGTCTGCCAATAAGTATCCGGCTAATTTTGAGTTGTATGATTCAAGCAAGATCGGGATATCATCGGGAGGATCAAAGAGGAAGGATATAATAGATTCTTTGACGAAATACTATGGGTCTCCTAAATCCGTTGGGGGTAAGTCTTATTTCACCGGTAATGGGGATAACGCTGAGTACCCCAATACGTCAACCACGTTTTGTCAGAGACCTATACGTCATTACAAGTTTCCGGATAACTCTGTCGCTCCTTTCATGGGTAATCCGTCTCAACTGACCGGTCAATATGGAGTTGACTCCTATATTTATCCTATGGGGGTGATGCTTGATGACGATATCGTTAATGAGTTTCTGGATATAGCGGTAGAGAACGGTCTTATAGATAAGGCTAGAAGAGATTCTATAATAGGATATGAGTTGTATAGGGGCGATAGGACGTTGGATAAGAGCGTTATCGGGACCGGTCTGGCTTATGATATGTTTAAGTACGATGATCCCGACGGATCGGCTAACCTTTATCCTAATTACCCTTACAACGATTTGTCTGATGATATGTATATCTATAAGGATATTAATCGTGAGAAATTTATAACGCATCCGTTTAACAGGAAGGGTAATATCTGGTATTCATTCTTAAGTCCTGATATTGCCTTTAACAAGCCTGACGCTCCCACCGAGTGCCTTGTTGATGGTTATCAATTAGGTAAATCCTCCGGTATATTCAGGGAGGTGGAGGATCACCCTAAATGGACGATATTAGGGAGTAAGGCTTACAGTATGGCAACGTCATTGGCTACGGTGGAGGCTATGGCTAATTTAATATCCGCTATAGCTGAGTATACATATCAGTCGGCTTCACAGCAATATGTCGGTGGAGGCGTGTTCTTTTTAGCCAACCCTGTCGGCATAGCGCTGACGGCTATCCGTCTGGCTACGGGTATCGCCAAGGCCACAGCCCAGTCCGTGGTGGATATAGGCAAGTACAGGTATCAGTGGTTAACGGCATTGATAGATAGGGGACCTAGACGGAACTATGCTTATTACTATACTTCTGTCGCTCATTATAATTTATTTTACCAAAAAATAGGGGAGTCAGAGTTACGTGGATTGTCAACGGCTAAATATATCAAGAGCGGGTTATATCCGGTAACAGATATCTCTTCGCAAGGGGAGACCGTAGGCGGTAAGCCTATTATCATAAACAACCTCGATCGTGAGCATTCATTGTTCATGTCATTTGGTATGGATAAGTATATGCTTGAATATCCGGAGTTGGTTTCAAGTTACGATACCAGCCGTATTCAGGATGAGTGTAATATTCGTAACGATGAGGTGGCTGGTATGACGCCTCATTTTATGACACGTGAATCTTTCGTATCCTGCCCCTATATGAGGATAAAGAAATATTCTCCGGCTCAATACGGGCAGATAGAGGATATCAGGTGGGTATCGTTAGGTGGTTGCGGGTTGATGGATAAGGATAAGCGTAAACCTGTTTTTGGAGGTGATGTATTTATATCAAGATTCTCGCTTAAGAGGAAGATGCCTATGTTTTATTTGACTCAGTTTGGTCAGGGGGACATGATACCATTCCCTTATTACGATTATCGAAACATCGGGTATCCCCGTTATTTCGTCAATTACGATACTGGGGAGGATTATCTTAACAAGACCGATACGGATACCGGATCGCTATACTCTTTCCCTAGCCGGAAGAGCGCTTATGAGATGGTTTGCAAGACCGGAGATATGTATCTTAGCGGTCGTTTCTTCCTATATTTCTATGGCATACCTCAGTTTCTTGTGGAGTCTGAGATCAATTGCAATTTCCGTATAGCCGGTCCTGAGCCTTACGAGGGGTTCTATCCGGAGGTGGGGGATTATATATCATGGACTCAGGAGCGTAATGTCCCTATATCAAGGGGTAATGTGTTTAAGATGAGTCCTGTGTATAAGAATCGATTTACGTTAGGTGGCAGGTCATTACCAGAGACGTATGATAGCAATTTTTGGGACTGCGCTTACCAAAGACCCAACGGCGTCATATGGAGCACCGCCGACGTGTCGGAGAACGGCATGACCGATCCTTGGCTGTCGTACAAGCCTATGGATTACCATGAGTTCAAGACCTCGTTCGGAAAGCTTATAAGCATGAAGGGAATAGAGTCGGATCAAATACTAGCTCGCTTCGAGAATCAGGTAGGACTATATAACGCTATAGACGTGCTGGCAGAAAGAATATCCCCGGAGAATAGCGAGCTAGGGACAGGTGGGCTTTTCGCCTCTCGTGGCATTGAGTATAATAATACGACGTTAGGATATTCCGGGACCCAGAGTCGGGATATGATCAGTTGCGAGTTTGGGCATTTTTGGGTCGATTTAAGGCGTGGTCAGGTGTTTAAGGTAGATTCTAATGGTAGGAATCTTACGGAGGTCACACCGGGGCTTAGAAACTGGTTTAAGGAGCATCTTCAGATGAAGATCATCCGTAGCCGGATATATAACGCTGATACGGACGCTGAGTTGTCTTATTATGATATCGATAACAAGTTCTTTGGTATAGGGCTATCCATGGGCTGGGACAATCGGTTCAAGAGGGTTCTGATAACCAAGAAAGATTATATACCGGTAGGGAATCCGAGCGAGTACCAATTCCGTGGCGGCCGGTTCTACAGGAACGGACAGGCGGTGGAGTTGCAGGACACCAGCCATTTCACGGACGTCTCGTTCACCGTTGGGTATAACTGCCTGAAGGGTGAGTGGAAATCATATTTATCCTACACCCCTGATTATTATATCGAGCACCAGCATTATTTCCAGTCCGGAAAGAACTACTCAAGTGAAAGTCAGGAGATAGGTTTATGGTCTCATGGTTTGACCAACCAATCGTATCAAGTATTTTATGGTAAGCTATATCCGTTTGTTATAGAGGTTCCGGTACGTGAGCAGTACGTGAATAAGATCCTCACCAACTACCAATATCGGATGGATGCCAGAAGATATCAGGATGAGGTTAATTACCAAATTCTTAGGACTACTGGATTCAATAAGGCATGGTTTTATAATGATACGAACAACAGCGGTGAACTTCGGATGGTTATCGCCGACAAGAACGATATGAGCCAGCGGTTAAGGTATCCTGTAACCAATGACGATAGCCGTGAGATACTGGTGACGGAGGTTGATCAGAAGATAAATATAAATGACTATTTTAACGAGGTCAAAGACGATACTAATAACCTCCCGGTATGGATCAAGGACGTGAATGATATTGACCGGAAGATCGACCCTAGGGCCGTCGATTATCACCGGAGGTGGCGTGATCGTCTTCGTGGCGATTGGTTCTTGGCTAGGTTCGTGAATGACATTGAGAGCCGGTTCAAGATGATAGTGCGTTGGTTTAGCAATGAGGAGAAAGTTTATTGATTTATTAACATATAGGGGGGGGTATTTTGCCGCCTCTCCCTTGTATATTAAAACGATATGAAGGATTTTATTGGTAAGTACGATGGTAATCAAATAGACAGTAGACTTGATAAGGTCAAGGATATGGTTGGCGCCACGGCGTCCGGGGCTGGCGCTGCGGGATTGGTGCCGGCTCCTGCTAAGGGGGATGAGGGTAGGTTCCTTTGTGGTGATGGTACGTGGAAGGACGCAGTAGCTAAAAGTGATGATGAGGATGCTTTTTTAGCTATCATCTTACAGCTTGCAGGAGATCAATCTACTACTTTGCCTCAATCTCAATATAATACTATAAAGTCGTTGTTTGATGGTAGTTCTACGTCCAATGTCAGGATGATAAGACCTAACAATTCTTTTGTAGAAGCGTTAGGTGGCGTGAATATTAATGATTTGATGGTTTTTAATGATCAAAGGAATGATTGTATCACTATTTATATCAGCGCTTCAAATAATTCCCTTAATATGGGATTTTTAGATATATCTATATCTGTTTACCCTAATTTGAATGTTGAATATATTAGTTCTTCTTTAAATATAGTATCATCAGATAACACCGAGATAGTTATTGTAAGGTCTTTGGGGAATACAGAAGATAATATAAATTTTGATAATCAGCTTCATCTTAAGTTGAAAGGGACTGGGAATAAAGCATTGATGGATAATGGGTTATATCAGGATATAAGAGGTATAGACATATCAAGTTATCTATTAGAACCTGGGACTATTAATATAGTATCATCTATAACCAAATCAAAATATGATGATATAAAAAGTTATATTCTAAATAATTATCATATGTATCTTTCACGAGTGATATCTGGCTCCGGTTTTACGGCGGCTTTTAATTCATATATCATAGCAAGTTATATTTATGATGCCGCTTATTTGGTATTTTTTGATCCGAATTCTTCAAAAATGAGTAAGATAAAAATTAATTATGATACTTATGAGGTAAGTACTATTGTAATTTAAATATTTGATGTTATGGCAACAGGAAAAGCTAGCGGTAAGAAGAAGGGCAAATGCCCGAAATCAGGATGTATCAAGAAAGTAGGGAGTGATTGGCGAGTGGTCAGTAACAAGACCGGTAAATTATGGCCGGCTAAGTACAAGTCTAAGGAGAAAGCTAAAGGAGCCTTGGCTGCTTATCACATGCATTAGCGTATAAACGGGTACATGATTTATTATGTGCCCGTTTCGTGTTTTTAGGCTTGTGATATTATGGTTATCTTTGTGAAAAACGTAATATATGTCTAAGAAGAATAAACCGGAGGAAATCCCATCGTGGATAAGGGATTTATATAAGGAGGATCTTGATCGTGTCGTAAGAGGCGAGCGTCCTATGTATTTCAGGGGTATGGATGATAGTCCTTTGAGAAACGTGTCCCCGGAGTTTGATATCCTTAGCGGAGGAGCCGCAGTTAAAGGCATGAATGGGATAAGAGGTGCGTTGTCCCCGTTGAATAATGGCATGGGTAATTATAATTTCAGTATCAGGGGTATAAATAAGAAGATAGGTGAGTTGGTTGATGAGGCGGGGCTATATTTACCTGAGAAATTAAGACCTGTATATCGGACTGTGGTGGATGCTATGTCGAGTTCCAAGGATAAGGGGTTGGGTTATATCACGCAGCCGTTGGCCAACGCCCTGTACCCAGCGGACGAGCGACGGGACCGGCGTCTGGACGGGGAGCACCCCGTTGGTTATGTGGATGCCATAGACGGTATATGGCCTAGGGGGAAATATGGGCTATGGGGAGAGAAGATGGATAAGAAACAAGGGGGTGGATATGTGGCTTCAAGGGATAACACCTCCGTTGGATCTAGTGGCATAAATCTTAATACTGAATATGGCAAGAAGATAAACGATGGAGTTGACATTACCGAGATTATAGCTGGAGGTATCCCTATTATTGGGGATGTTATGGATGTGAGAGATTTTGTGGAGTCATCGAAGGCTGGGGATGGTTTAGGAATGACATTATCAGCTTTAGGGCTATTCCCGGTATTAGGTGAATTTTTTTCTTTCGCTAATAAAGTAAAGAAGATTCCTCTGCCAGAAGATAAACGTAAATTGTATGATTTTCTTGTAGATAATGATCTTGTAGATAAATATGTTCATGATGAACCTTTGGTTAGGGATTTTTTTAACAAGGATGTCCATGAGAGAATTTCAAGGAATTATAATGATCTTCCTGATTCTTATAAGGCGGCTGTGGATTTGATGATTGATAATGGTGTTGATCTCCAAAATATAAATGATGTGTCTAACAAGCATATTAAGGATAAGATAGATTCTATGCTTGATGATAATGGGAAACGGTTGGAAGAAGCTTACAATCTAAGGGTATCAGCGGATTCTGATTTTGATGATTTTAGATATGAGGTATCCTCCGCTTTGGATAATAGTAATGCTAAAGGGTTTTATACTAGTAAATACAATAAGGTTGTTACTAGGAGTGATGAGAGTTTATCTAACCTATCTCATGAGTTTAGACATAAATATGATTCAAGTAATAATTATAATAAGATTCATTTATCCGAAAATGATAAGTCATTATTAAAAGACGCTTATAGGGCTAAACCAAACTCATCAAGTGATGAGATATCAGAGAAAATAGCTTTTAATACTCAAGCTAGATTTCGCTTGTGGAATAAATTTTATAATACATATGGAAGGACTCCATCTGTTGATGACCTTGATAAGTATATCGATAGCATGGATGAGATTGATGTGTATAACCTTGTGAGTGGTATAGGTAGCAATTATGCTGGTGATTATTCTAATAACATGCTTGGAGCTACTGGAGAGGTATTGAAAGAATCATCGGATAAAATAAAAAAAGCCATTAAAAACGTTCCTGCTATTTTGCCGGCGGCTATAGTTGGTAAGATGTTGATGGATGATGATAAGGAGAAGAAAGATAAGGGCGGGTCTGTAAGCACAGGTAGGGCTTATGGAGATGGTAAATATGTAATTGATCCTGATAGATCAGAGGATAATAAGATGGCTGTGTATGATGAGATATGGGATTATCTGACCGATAAGAAGGGGATACCACAAACGCAAGCTATCGGTATCCTGTCGAACATCGCCGCCGAGTCCGGAGGGGACACCGAAGCCCTAGGAGCCGCCGGTGATTTTGGCATCCAACAATGGCTTGGACCGAGGAAGAAGGAGCTACAGCGCAGGTATGGGAAGAAACCGACATTGACCCAACAACTGGATTATCTTGTGGATGAGTATCAAGGTCGTGTACCGGGGCTAGGTTGGAACTACATGAACCAAGGCAAGTTCTTTGATAAGGACGCTCAAGGCAATATATATAATTACTATATGTATTCGAAAGCTGATTTTGATAACGCCACGAATTATAAGGACGCTACCGTAGCATGGAATCAAGGATACGGAAGACCCCTTGGATCGACATTAAGAAACGAGAAGCGGTTTGAGTTCGCCGATATGTTCTCCAACAGATACGGTGTCCCGGAGAACGAGCCAATGAGATACGAGTTCGGGCAGCGGGATTCTGGTACGGGAGACGGAGGTCATCAGCCCGTGCCTGAGACGGTAGCCCCCGCCGGCCCTTCTTTGGCTTCCCATCCTGCCGTGGATAGCTGGTGGGAGAAGGAAGGTCAAGACCTGTTATATAAGATGCTAGCTCAATCAGGCGCCAACAGGAAAACTATAGAGGATATCGCTAATAACATCAAGAATGATCCCCAATCAGAGGCGCAGATAGCGGAAGCCGAGCGTATGCGTAGGGAGCAAGCGAAAAGGCAGTTGGTACTTAATATGATACCGGGATTAAGTCTTAATATAAAAGGTATGAGCAGAACTCAAAATTAATACTACATTTGTGAAATCATTAAACGTTTTTAGATATGAAAAGATTGTTATTTTTATTTGCTATGTTATTGACGCCGTTCGTTTTGATGGCGCAAGAGGTAATCCCATCAGAAGGGGCTATCACTATTGATTTAACTACCTTCACCGGCATCATGTCTTTCGTCACGATGTCAGCTACGCAGTTAGCCAAGGTTGTGCCGTATATTGACACCCATAAGTGGGCTAAAGTCCTATCCGCCGTAGTCATAGGTATGCTGGTTTGTATATTAGCGTGGTTTCTAAAGGTGTCTCCATTGCTTATAGGGAGTGAATGGTGGGAGGCTCTATTATATGGAGTGGCTGTAGGTCTCAGTTCTGCCGGTTTCTATGATTTGGTTAAGGCTATAGGATCATTATTCATAAAAAGAATTTAATTCTGTACATAATAATAGCATTTGCTGAGAGACTCATCGTTGTGAAATGATGAGTCTCTGTTTTTTTAAATTATCTTTGTGTCAGAACGAAATTAATTAGACATGAGCAAATACGTAATCAAGAGGAAGATACCTAAATATCAAGAGGCCGGGGAAGTCGGGTCGTATATGCTTGGTAATATGGACGGTATACAAGGGTTAGGTATAGAACCTTTGGTGAATACCAACCAAGGATTACCCGCGCCGGTCAATCCGCTAGGGATATATTCTTTGGATACTCCAGATCAGTTGAGGACTAAATATGCTAATGCTTTTGATCAGGATAATGTGTTTCCGGCTAGCTTCAAGGGTAGTTTGCAACGTATAGCTGAGAATTATCAGGACAATGGTATTACGCTTAATAACATAACTGTTAACGATGTTGATAAGTCTAAGACCGGTTCAGGCGAGACGGATGTTTTTGATTTTACCACCATCCCCTACTATGGCGCTGATGATATAGGGTCTAGATTCACTCAGATGGGTCGTGGTATAGGGCGTATGAGAAGCGAGGGATATGGTGATTTATCCACTGGGGCTAAAACAGCTAATACGATAACCACCATAGCCTCAGGAATTAGTGGTATCATGGGGTTGGCTCGTAACGTGGTTTCTGGGATAGCGTCAGAGAAAGGTACTCGTACCAATATCAGGTTAGCTCAGGAGCGTGAGGCCAGACAAAGAAGGCAATCCCAGATGCAGTACAAGGATGGTGGGGGTGTTTATCTAGGACCTAATAATAGGTTCGATAGCGGAAGCCTTACCGGTGAGTACCTATATCCGTTACCTAAGTCGATGGAAGATCAAGCCAACGTGGAGGTCGAGAAGGGCGAGTACGTGGAGCAGCCCGGAGAGGCGCCGATGGAGGCCATGGGGCAGAAGCATGCCGATGGGGGAACGCCTGTTTCTTTGGAGCAGGGTACGGAGGTTATTACCGATGACACCATCATAGAGCCGGACTTCGCTAAATACATTAGGGATACGTATGGTATTAAGGCTACACCAAAGGATACGTACGCTACGTTAATGGATAGATATAAGGTTAAGATCGGTCTTAAATCAGCTTACGATGATCAGAAAAAGGCGCTGGAGAAGCTGAAGAAGAACGATAAGATAGATGACGAGAATACGAGGCGTTTAAACGCCTCCGTATTATCTAAGGCTATAAATGATAGCAACGATACCGTTAATGGATTAGAGGGAAGATTTACGGACTTCGCTAATGTCATATACAAAGAGCAGGAAGACCGGAAGATGAAGAAGGATGAGGATACGTATTTCGCTAAGGGTGGTGAGATAGATAACATCATATCCAGATCTATGAAAGAATACGGTCTTACGGAGGAGGATATAGCTGAGGCTAAGAAAGAGCTGCTTAAGAAAGTGGCTGGTATTCGCCAGAAGATGGAGATAGGAGGCACGTCTTTGTTCGGTCGTAAATTAACTTTCCGCCCGATCGAGAATAGGTTCAACAATGATCCTAACTATTTCGGTTATCAACGCCAAGGAACTGATGGCTCTTATGGAGGTATTAATACGGATGAGAGGTTGAATTATTATAAGACATTCAATCCGGTCGCTTACGATGCTTATATGGGAGCTTCAGAGGGCGCTAGGGCTAGGGCATTGCAAGACGCTATCTACGGTCAGACAAGTAGCTGGATGGGCTTGGCTACGGCTGAGAACCCGATCATCGCCAACGCCGAGGCGCTTCGGGATTACACGACGCTCGTTTCCTTTGGCGGTGAGGATAGTCAAGGTAATTACCCGGAAGACAAGAAAGCCGCATATCATGATAGGATGAGAGACAATAAATTAGGTTTGTTTACCACATCTCGCCCTATGATCGGTCTAGACGTTGTTACAGAGGAACAGCATAAGGCTCTTAACGATGCTGGTATCACCCATTTTAGTCAACTATTCTCTGACAAGAACAAGGATGTCGTTAATAAGATACTTGGCGAGGATATGCTTAAGATGCAGGCATTGAGATCCATGAAAGGAATGGAAGGTCTTGATTTTATACTTGACCCTCATAAGGTGGCTCCCGGTCCTATGGATATAGGTGATGTGGAGGATCCTGATGTTAAGTTGGATATGCCTGAGCTGATTGATCCTAATACACTCCCTAAGACCAATACAAATGCCAGTACTAACACCGGTAAGACTAATAATGGTAACGGGAACAGGAATATAGTAGGTGGTGGTCTTGACTTTCCTGAGGTGTTCAGGATGACTCCGGGAGCCGTGACAACGGAAGGTCTGGAAAGACATTACGCTCCTACCGTGGACCCGGTGTTGAGATCGGCTGATCAGTATATGGTTGAGGCTAATCGTGCTTTCCAATCACAATTGGATCAGATGGGTAATGTCCCGGATTCCCAGAGAGGGGCTTTATCATCCAATTTACAGGCTATCATGAGTTCCAATATAGGCAGATACATTAATGAGGTAGAACAAGGGAACGTGGCTCAAAGGACTTGGGCTGATAATGTAAACGCCCGGACTTGGACTGATACGTATGATAAGAATATAGCTCAACGTCAGGGTTATCAAAGTCGAATATTACAGGCTTTGGCTAATACTGACGAGAACTGGGCTAGGTATTTTGATAGCGTAAATGACGAGATCCAACAGAAGTGGAATACGGCTACGACCATGAATACATTAAGGTCTATATTCGGGGATGTAAAGATTGGTCCTAATGGACAATTAATCGCTGATCCTCAAGGAGATATATTGAGTTATAGGAGATTATATCCTGCTCAGGAAGTAACTAAAGGCAAGAAAGGATAAAGGATGGCTTCACAATATAGTATATTAAGGAATTACGGCAAGTATGTATCGCCCTACAACATGGATGTCATGATGCAGGGGATGGGGTACATGCAGCAGAAGATAGATACCAATCGGCAGGCTATAAACGAGTATGCTGATTATATTATCAATTCTGACATTATAAAACCTCAGGACAGGGAATATCTTCAGAACAGGTTAAATGGGCTGATACAGGATGTGAATAACGTGTATCGTAAATCTAATTTGGCTTCCGACGGTATAGCCAGAAGCATACAGGCTCGCCTTGGAGAAGCTCTGGATACCCGTGTGTTGAATGCTATTGCCGGTACTAGGGAGTATAGATCTTTCTCGCAGAAGATCGAGGATATGAAACTCAATAATCCAAAGCAATATAGTGCTATAAATGAGGCTGTCGCTTTGTTGCCATTTTATGAATGGGTTAATGACGGTCAGGTTGGGACAAGGATGAATCCTATTCATTATACTCCTTATACGGATTATAATGAGGAAATGAATAAGATGATGAAAGATTTCGTTAGTCTTAATAAAGGAAAGAAGTTTTCTGTTCCTGAAATAGTGGATGGTAAACCTACAGGGAGGATGAGGGATATTACTGTTGATGAGATGAGTCAATCTCAAATTAGATCAATAGCGGCTAGGTCTATATCTCAGAATGCTAAAGCTCAGATGCAGATAGAGGGACAGTATTTAGCCATGACCAATCCTAGCATGTTTAGTGGTATGACTACTGAACAGTTTGTTAATAAATATGTTTCTGGGTTTGACGCTGAAGAGAGCGTTCTTTTAGCCAAGCTCAAAGGGGCGGAGGCCAGCCCTTCCGCTAAGGCGGCTATCGAGGCTTCGTTGCAGGAGGTTCGGGAGCAGCGCCGTGCGTTAGTGGAGGAAGCTACATCCTTTATTGGCAACAACATGAATCCCGCTAGGGCAGGGGAGTTTATTGTCCGTAACGAGTTTCTTGATGGTGTATCTGCTAGATGGTCATACAATAATTCATCAGAAAGTTATAGTGCGGATGATTATTATTTTAAAGTAAGAGATCTTGATTTCAAGGAGCGGGAGTTCTCATGGAGACAAAAATCCAAGGAAATAGATCAGAATCTTAAGCTTAGGGAGATAATGACTAAAGAAGGTGGTAACAGTCCCGGCGCTTCTTCAGGTGTTATGATTGAGCTAGAAAAAGTTCAGCCTAATGTCACTCCTGAAAATATATTTGACAATCAGTATATTCAGAATGAAAACAATATATCAACAGGAGAGAAGGATTTAATATCGTCTTTAAACCCTGTTGATTTACGAGGTATAGAGAACGATATACAAAACAATCCCTCTATATATCCAGGTGGTGTTAATAGTGAGAATATTATGGCATGGATTACCAATAACGGTGGCGGGTCTAGTTCTGTGTTATCATCACCAGAAAAGGTAGGTAGGTATGAGGCCCTTATGGCGGCGAATGATAATAGGAAGAAATATAGTAAGATAATGGACGAGGAAGTTGATTATCTTACGAATGCTTTTGATGTCGCTACGAAGAATATCCTTAATGATGCTATCAAAGATCAAAACTATGTTACTGGTGGTATTGATACATATACTGATAATGGTATGGTTAACGCAAGGGATGTTGGTAAGAATGGAGCGGTTATTGGAGGAAGGGAGTATTCTCCGGAAGATGCTTTGAAAGTTTCTTCTATAGTTGGATTGATAAGCGAAAACATCAACTACACGGATAGGTCTATAGCTAATACGGAGTTGATGAGATCTTATATAAATCTGTTAAATAGATATTCGGGAGAAAATTTCACTTTGGATGATATAGATAATATAGCCAAAACTTATAGTCGTGTAGATAATCCAATAATGAATAGTGATGATGCCAATATGACTAATAGGGATAAAATGATCAAGATCATAGGTAAGAATATGTCTAGAGCTGATGGCCCTACGCTCAGAAGGGAATGGTCTTCTTCCAATGTAGGTCGTAATATAGCTAAGGCTGTTCAGGATTCTAAAACAGTCTATGAAAGAAGATATGATGAGTTTGCTCCAAGATCATGGTCATTTTCCAATTCTACCAACGCTTCTAAAGAGGATAGGCGTATGCATGCTAAATTAGAGAGTCTGCTTTTGGCGAGAGCCGGTTTCTTGAATAAAGATAAAGATAGTAGACTTAATAATTATATATTGTATGCTCGTCCTACAGATAATCCTAATACATTTGATTTGGTAGCTATGGCTGGTGGAAAGAATATCGCTACGGTTCAAGTTACTAAAGAAGAATTAGATAGTATGGGGTATAGTTTGTATGAAAGGGAAAGAAATGTGAGATCGGAAGATTATGAATCCAAGATCATTCCTGTGTCTTTTTCTGCTACAACCAATAGACCTTACCAGAAATGGGCGCAGGCTAATTCGCTTGGCGCTTTCGCTACTGTCGAGAATGCGGCGGAGGAGGCTTCTAGGATGGTTGATAAGTATGATATTCAGAGTAATGATCTAGCTACATCTGAGCTTAATAAGAGGGCTATTAGGATAATTAATACGGTTTTGAGGAATTACAAGTCGTATGATGTCAAAGCTAAGGGATTCCCAGGAGGGGTTGAAGTTGGTATTTATTTCCATGGTCAAGCAAAGACTGGGACACCGCTTAAGGTATTAGAGTATAATACTGATTATGCTGATAATATCATGAAAATCATAAATATGTGTCCTCAGATGTATCTTACTCAAGCTGTAGTTGAGGCTATTAATAAGGATGTTATTGTAAAGGGTAGGGATATTAATGAACAGCATTCTGACCTTAGCAATCTTCTTTCGGTGTTGGATAAAGAGACCATAGATAAAATAGATGGTAAAAATGAACAGCAATAATAATAATGATATGGGTAATGTGATGAGGGATCAGGGATATTATGTTCCGACTCCATCCATTCCATCCCCTATGATTTCTGGGGACAATATTTCTTCTATCCCTATTCCTGTCGGGATGAGTAGTTCATCGGATATGGATAATGATGTTTTATCCAGGGAAGGAAGTAGAAGCATACCGTCATTGGTTGAGGGTATAAAAAAATCTGTAGAGACATCTTATCATGATGACGTAAGAGCCAGAAACTCGCTTTTCCAGATGATAAATGAGGTAGGTATACCTAAGGGTAATTATGATATAACTGGGAGCAGGATCAATCTTCGTGATTCAAGATATAGGTTATCAACAGGTGAGTGGATTCCTAAATATGAGAATTATATCAATAATATAGATAATGACGATCGTCTATCGAGAAGTCAAAGTGGTTGGGAGAAAACTTATAGAGGATTAGGTAAGTTTATTTATAAGTCTGCTTTGTATGGAATAGGTGGAGTAGGTCAGTCTGTTTATGGATTAAAGGAGCTTGTTACAAAAGGGACGTTATCAGCTATGTATGATAACAGTTTTGCCAGATGGTTGGATGATATGGATAAGCGTGGTGATTATACGCTTAATCATTATTACAGTAAGGAGGAGCGAGATGCCGGATTTCTTAAAAGTATGTTTACAACCAATTTCTGGACAAATGATCTTTTGTCGGGGGCTGCATTTACGGCTGGGGCTATCTTGTCGTCTTATGCTTTCGCTGGCGCTGGTCTTATGAATGCCGCCCGTATGGGGGCTAGGATAGGAGCGACTGTCGCTGGATTAGGTAGGGCTGCTTCCGCCACGAAGAGCGGGTTTAACTCCATGCTGAGGGCCGCCCGCATAGGACGAGGCATAGGCAAGGGTTTGGACAACCTAACCTTTATTGGCACGTCAACGCTTTGGGAGGCTTCGGTAGAGTCAAGGAGTGGGTTGATGGAGTCTGAGGAAAACTTCAAGCAGGCTTACAGAAATGCCTATGGTAGAGAAGCCTCGTATGAGGAGCTTATGAGGTTCAGAAATGACAACGTCGATGCCGCCAATACTATATTTGCCGCTAATATCGGTATTCTTACATTGTCTAACATAGCTATGTTCGGTGATATGTTTGGTATGGATCTTGGTGTGGATAAGTTTATAAAACGCAATATATTTGGCGTAGGCGCCGAGAGGATGGATAACGGGACATTGAGGGCCATAACGCCTAAGAAATGGCAGAAAATAGCCGGGAATACGTTCAATATTATCAAGCGCCCAGTGTCAGAAGGTCTTTATGAGGAAGGTCTTCAGGGAGTGGCTAGCAAGTCCGCCGAGGATTGGGTAGAATCAAGATACAATCCTATGGCTATCCGGCAGAATATAGGCTATATGGAGGCTATAAAGAACGGGTTCAAGGAAACATACGGGTCTAGTCAAGGCTGGAAGGAGATCGGCATCGGTATGATTATCGGATCGGTTATGGGTGGAAAGACCTTTGGAGGTATAAAGGAATGGAGCCAAGACATGTCCAGGAACAAGGGGATGGTGGATGCCTACAACGCCAATGCTGGCGCCTTGACTACCGCCGCTATCCGTGCTATTCGTGGCAGTATGGCTCTGAACGCTCAATTATCAGGCTTGAAAACGGATAATAACGCTGACGATATACCTAATTCTAGAATCATAGATAAGACTTTTAGTGACGCCGTATTCAATCGTCTTCGTTATGATTCGGAGATGGGGATGCTGGATGATACGAAGGAGAATTTCAGGACGGTAGTCGAATCTATACCTAATAGCGATATAGCGTCCGATATGAATATGACGGATGAGCAGGTCAATGAGTATAAAGCCGATCTTGTCAACGAGTTTAATAAGAAGGTGGATAATTTCATTATGGCCAACAGATTCGCCGACTCACTTACTGAGGGTATCCCGAACAGGTCTTTTAACGCCTATATCTCCAATATGGCTTATAATGGCCTTGAGGCGAAGGATAATTTGAACGATATTGCCAATCAGTTAAGAAGGATATACAATACGGATATAGGTCCCGCTCTTGATATATATTCTCGTCTTAATCCTGATTCGAGCAGGGATCTTGAAGAACTCAGGAAGCTTACGGATGATATACAGAGGATGGAGAAGAATATCTTGAGGCTTCAACAAAGTGTCGCGTCGAAGGACGCTCTTGAATCTGATAAGGCTAAGTTGGTCAAGGAGAATGATAGGCTTCTTAAATTAACAGAGGATAGGATCGCATTGGAGAGGAAATTAACTACGTTAATTAACTCAGAGGCTGATATATCTAAGTTGTTCTTAAATAGAAATGATTCAAGGATCAGTGCCGCTGATCTTATGGCGGCTTATGATACTATAGCTGATTTTGAGAACGTCGTATCTATCCGTGGGGTTGATAATTATAAGGAGGCTATGGCATTGCTTAGTGAGTATCGTCATAATCTTGTGGCTTATAAGAATATAAACGAGTCTCTTCGTCGTATGCGTGACAGAAGATTCATCCGGGCGCAGGAGCGCGGGTTCATGAAGATATTATCGAACGTATGGGGTAAGACTTATGAGGAGGATGATAGCAAGTATGATTTCAGGAATACTGATAATCCTGAAGCAAACGCCCTTTACGCTAATGATCAAGCCATAGACAAGGCTTACCAAGATGGTCTTATAGGAGAGGATGAGGCATTTATGTTCAAGACATATAATCATATGATAGCCAGATCTATGGAGAACGAGATTAAGACCGATGAAGGTAGTATAGTCGAGAGGGTTCCTGATGATGAGGATATCATAAATCCTTCTGACGATAGAATCAATAATATAGCTATAAAGATATGGAACGGTAATGAGGATGTCTTATCTCCTAGGGAGAGACAGATATATGATAATAACAAGCCTCGTGTCGATAGTCTAGTTAACGGGTTTGGGGATAATCCTATTTCAAGGATCAATAAGGCTAGATCGATAATAGATAGATTGAAGATCCATGATAATATTTATGATAATATCAAGGACGCTGTTGATGATATTGTAGATATGAATATCAATGGTCTTGATCAGGATCAGGTTAAGGAGGCTATAAAGACCTATAACGATCTTATGGATGAGGCTGACAATGGCAATGAGGTTGATCAGGATAAGCTTAATGAGGCTATTGATATTATCAATAATTATTCCGATGGGCCTCTTCTTCAATTCGTGGAATGGATGAGGTTGTATGATAACGGAAGTATAGCTGTCAAGGATTACGATAAATCCATACCTATGGGTGATGTCCTCACAGAGAGCGAACCCGGGACATCCACCGGCAGGACGGAAGTTAACGCCGCCCAGAATCCGGTGGTGTTGATGGCTCAGAAGAGAGAGATCGGTGGGGTTATGTATTATGAAGTTGGCGGAATGAGACTTGACAGGTTTATGGACAGTCTTGGGCTTAAAAGATCTGATGCCACTGATACTGATAATGGAAGGGTGATGGATTTCACCAACGGAACCGACATATTTACTGTTATAGAGTCGAATAACCACTCAAGATGGATGATTAGCGAGGATGACGCTCAGGCTTTCGAGAACGCTACCGGTGTCATATTGGGGCGGCAAACCGCCTTGTCGACCTCCATCTGGTTTATGGTGTATCGCAAGGGGCAGGATGGATCTATTGTCCCTTATTATACGGGTGATACGTTTGGGTCTAACAACGAGTCGGTGAATCAGGAAGCAGCGGCTAGCCTTCGCAAGGGTGATATGGTAAGGTTTAAGATGGATATGTCAGATCCATACACCAAGGGACTGTATGATAAATACAATAGTCTTAACGCCGTTGATCCTAATTCTGATGAGACTAAGTCGGCTTACAGAGAGCTGGTTGATAATATGGTTATTAAGATCGTGGATAGCGATGGCAATTTCGTCTCGGTACTGAAAGCCAATGACCCGGATTCAAAAGGAAGTAACGCTGATTTAAGGAGTATGGCCTTTGAGTTGTATAGGGATAATGTAGGATCTGTCGCTGGCGAGATTGATATACCGTTCGTAGGCACAGTCACCAGTGTTTTGCCGGGAAGACCTAATTTTAGCGTAAGTGATGATAATGGGACGTTGATGGTATCCGAGAATGACTTTACCAGCGAGACGGTCGACAAGGTAGAGAGCGTAGGATATATAGAGAACGGGGTGGTTACGATGAGGGATGATATTAAGTATAATATATTCCCGTTCTGTACGGCTATCGTCAGGGACAAGTATGGTGATTATAAAAATTCACGTATCCCGGTCGTAGCTATAAAGACAGGAAATGGAAGAAATTACCTGTACCCCGTAAGATTGAAAAATCAGGATATATCGTCATTCTCATCCATGATCGGATCGATGGCTGATAGGATTACGGAGGGTCTAGGCGGAGGCGTAAGTATTGATGATATAATGGATCTTAATAACGCTATAGCCAGATCAGGGTTGGATAATAAGACATATATGATTCCGCTGGCGGGAGACGTGGATGTTATCAAGAACCGGCTTGAAGCTGTCAAGGAAGCGGTTAGCAGGATGCCTATGACCGCTGACATAAGAGGATGGATAGGTGATTCCAGAACTAAGGAGGATATTTTGATGAATGACGTTACGATCAACATCGATCTTAACAACGATCCTTTCATAGCTCCTAAGTTTAGGATGAGTATCAAGGAGAACAAGGTATCCAAGGAGGAGACGGAAGTCTCGTTCCCTAACCTGCCGGATCTGCCATCGGAGTTCGCCTCGCCTACGAAGGCTGCCGAGGACAAGTCTTTGGTTTCCGACGGTAACGTAGTATCCGGAGAAAATGAGGCGGAAAATCCTTGCTAAATAAAATATCTTGACTTATCTTTGCGGCGTCAGTCCATCACCTGACGAGTAAGATATTTAAAAGTTGGTCCCTGTCGGGTGTGTGATGGCCCCGGTGGGGACTCTTTATATTATGCAATTAGATGCCTTTTTACATCGGAAGATCATGCAAGACCTACGCATCCAGCGAGTAAAGGTCTTGATGATGCTATACACCAGTAACTATTTTGTCAAGGTCAGACAAAAGCAGTTGCTTGATCATACATACTCATTAAGTAGGGATCAGGCTTTTGATTATATGACTGAGTTCAATAAAAGACTTAGTGATAAGGTTGGTATAAAATGTACGATGGATATCCTTTTACCTACCGATGATGATAATGCTAACATCATAATCGAGCACAATGGTATTATCAAGAAGTTGATGAAGGAAGCCGAGAAACTGGAGCTTGATACTGATGCTATCGAAGCCATGATGCGTGATCTTCTTGATGAGTTGAAGGATGATATTGATCTTAATATCCTGATATTTGACGTAAGCCAGTTGCTTATAAAATACAATCTATTTAGGTTGGATGCTATAACCGAGCAGGAGTTCAAGAACTCTTTTGTCAGGATGGATAGTAGGAATATGGAGATAAAGAAACTAACTTTATCTGATATCAAGAAGGTGGTGGAGATGATAGAGGATAGGTATAGCTACGCTTTATATATGACAGAGGAATATGGCTGATTACATTTTTTGTAAAAATATCTCCTGTTTGTTTGTAGTTTCAAAATAAGGTCTTATATTTGCGGTGTCCATCCGTTATTGGGCCATAAGAAGATATTAACTCGCCTAGGCGTAGGCGATAGATGAGGGCTATTGGTGGAATAACGGACGCCAACGGCCCTTGTTGTTTTGTATTATGTGTAATATTGTTTTGAGTGATGACTTATCTATCAGATCGTATTTTGAAAAGGTTTTAAATCTAAGTAAACTTGGTGATAAATTCCCTGTTAATTTAGATGATGTATGGCCATTGGTTTATTCGGCTAAGGAGAAAGCTGTTAGAGCTTTAGTAAGTAGTGATCAGTTTATGCAAGGTATTGATTATGAGATTTTAGCCACAAATGGCGAAAATACGACAGTAGGAAGACCTGTAAATGTTTATATGATTTCTATATCTTGTATGGAGTATTTTATAGCTAGAAAGGTTAGATCTGTATTTAATGTTTACAGGGATGTTTTTCATAAAGTGATAAATAAAATACCATCTAGCTATTCGGAGGCTTTACGGATGTATGCTGATGAGGTGGAAGCTAGAGAAAGGGCTGAAAAAGAAGCTAAGCTTGCATTAGAGGCTAAAAGGATATCTGATAACATCATCAAAGAACAGGCTCCTATGGTTGAGTTTGCTAAGACAGCCGAAATAGCCCAAGAGACAGATATGTTGATCAGAGAGGTTCGGGAAAAGCTAGAGGCTCATGGATATGATATAGCGGAGAAGAATCTTCGAATATTGCTTGAGGATAAGAAGTTCTTCGCTAAGACCGGTAAGAGGTGGTTGCTTTCCCAAAGGATGATAGACAGCGGTTATGCTCGTTATAGATATCGTAATGATGACGAGTTCTACGGCACTAATACTGTCTATGTGACTCCTAAGGGATTTCAGTGGATTGTGTCTAAGATATCTAAAGAATGGATGCCTAGGTTCTTGGAATTGAAAGGCAGGGTTCTGAGTAGATCAGATAAAGATATTTTCGCTAAACGATAAACTCCATTTTTTATAATTTAGGATTGAGTTTTTGCCTGTTCGTGAGGATCGGCAAAAAGATTTGCACTTTTAGGAGAAACATAAGGTTTGTTATTATGTTGTTATTTTGGTGTCCCGTCCGCTCGTGAGAGTAGGCGGGATTTTCTATCTTTGTGTCAAAACGATTTAGTAATGGGTAGATCTTGTTATGTTATAAAAAATAAGGAGGGTGGGATAGATAATGTCCTTGCCCCTAATAACCAACCATCCGGATTATACCAAAGGGCGATGGAGGTGCTTGGCGACCAGAAGCAGGCCTTATCGGTCTGGGGTACGGCCTACTCCCCCGACTTCGTGTCTTTCTTTGGCGATTGGATGTCCATGCCATCAGAATATGATCTGGATAGTAATGGGGAACCTAGGTATGATGATGTCATGTCCTTTATCAAGCGGAAGAACTATTTCGTCGGTAATTTCATGGCCGATGAGGTTAAGGATATCAATAACACCCTTACTTCCTTGGGGGTTGATAATATCAATGATCTTAATGATATGATCATATCCAATTTCCTCTCCGGCGGTGATATATTCCTCAATAGATACAATCTTGATAGGTCCGGGATGTATGACGCTGATGAGATTGATAATATCATGACCAACAGATCAGCGTATGAGCGGGTAAGGGATATGATGAGGAGGATTGTCGATTTTATGTCTGACGGGGATCTTAATGAGAAGGATATGTATTTCCTATCCTCCGAGTCAGGTCTTGGTGATGATTATATGATATATGAGGATACATATGACTCGTTAGGGAAGAGAAAGGTCTTGAATCCAATAGAGGTAAGGGATACGATCATGAGGGCGGTAGGCGGTATCAGCGACCGCCGGGAGTTCGATCAGGCTTTCACCTCCATCCCCTACCCTTCCTTGGCACTCCGGTATCAGGAGGATCAGGATTACGCAGATCGGATGTATGACACGTATCGTAATATGACCCGTATGGAGGTTCGGAGTCAGGACGGAAATACGATTACCGACTCGTACTTCAATAGTACCACACCGTATATCAGTATGCCTAAGGATATGAAGGGTCTAAGGGATAAGGTTGGGGAGATAATCGATATGGATGATTTTAAGGACATCAAGGATGTTGCCGGACGTCTGCATGACATAGCCATGGATCTTGCCGACATGGGCGTGGATATAAGCGAGGCGATCAGCGATGAGATGGTTATATCCAGACCTGAGGATATCCGTGATCTTATGGCGTCGCTGGACGTCATGTTGTCTTCCATACAGGCCGGCAATTCGGTATACGATAGCTTTATCTCCGATCTTGATAGGATAACAGGAAAAGGGAATCCGATATACGAGGTTCAGGATACTTATTCTACTGGGGATAGGATGGTGTATGTAAGGTCCGGGAATACATCCCCTTCCGATATGTATGATAGGAGCATGTTGTATATGGGTAGGAATACGTACCATAACACGGCCCCGATAACCGACACCGATCAGGCCTATGAGATGTTGGCCGATATCGGGATAGAGCGGCCCTCGTACTTGCCGGCTGGCGTGGTTCCCGCCGGGGCTTCCCGTTCTGATATTGGTGTGGTCAAGGATAACATAAAGAAGCTAGTTATGTCCAACATCTCATCCTCGAATACCGAGAACATGATCCTTACCAGATTAATATACCAACATCCCGTGACTCCTGAGATGGATGATGTCGATATTGATCGAGAGTTCAGGAGATACGAGGCTAGGCAGGGAAAGGATCGGGATTTTATCAAATCCTGTACCTCGTTGAGGAAGATCCAGATCAAGGAAAGGTTAAAAAAATCGGATTTATATAATAATGTCTTACGTTTCCTTGATTTTAATGGATTTTATAATGTATCTTTGAACCACCATGACAGAGGTACGTTAAAAAGCATGGAGATGTCGTTGCCGGAAGGTCAGGTAAGGGATCTTCTGTTTGACGTGGCTATCGAGTCCGGTGACAGTAGCATGAGAAACCTTTTCTATCTGGATGGTCAGGATAGGATGATGGATGTCGGGTTTTACAGGTATCTGTACCAAAGGAATCCGGGCCTGCTCCGGGAGGTCAACGGCGGCGTCGAGGCGAGACCGGACGGTTCGTTCTTGGCTCGTGGGAGGTATGATGATTTCGTGTCATTCCAATCCGGTTTATATGAGAAGGTAGGTGAGACGGTTGATGGTGCGATATACAGGTTCGTTGATGATCTTATATACTCCGATCCATCATCATATCAAGAAAACATGGTACGAAGGATGGGTGACGTTACGGTAAGGAGTGACGATAACCGCCTGTCAAGGATAGAGGATGATCCCTCATCCAGTAAGATAGTTAATGAATACACTGCTAATACAAATAAGTTGATGCGAGATTTTTCGTGTAGTTAATCTCTCTTTGACGTCGTGAGACGTTTTCTTTCGAGCATTGAAACATTGAATTTATGGATTTGCATGAATCCGGGTCGTAGTGATACGTTCCGGATTTTTTGTCTTGTATCGGTTCTTATTAATCCCATTTACAAGACATTAAGTACTTTGATGATGACACATATCACGATCTTAGGGCTGTTAATTTTTGAACTTTGTAACGCCCGCCATCAGGTGGGGTTATTATTAATTCAAAAATAAATAGACATGGGTACAAGTGGAGACAAAATCGTTTTGTTAGACGGTATGGGTTCCGGTAGTGGAAGCGCCACTAACGGTTTATTATCTATGATTCCGGGTATGTTCGCCAATTTGATAGGCGGAAATAAGATGGATCCGAACTTGGTAGCGGCTTTGATGAACGGTCGTAACAACCAAGACGGTTTCGGCGGGGCTAACGGTTGGTGGTTGTGGATCATCGTCCTGTTCTGGTTATGGGGTGGCCGTGGCTTTGGCAATGGTTTTGGCAATGGTAATGAGTGTTGCGCTAATGGTCTTCCAGCTCAATTGAATAACGACTATGGTCGTGAGTTACTGATGCAGGCTATCCAAGGTAACAGAAGCGCTATCGATCAGATCGCTAACGCCTTGAACTGTACTACCACTCAATTGCAAAGCGCTATCTGTAACGTACAAGGCGCTATCGATAAGGTAGCTGGTCAGGTAGGTATGACCTCTCAGGCTGTTATTAACGCCGTACAGCAACAAGGTTGTGAGATCGGTAATCAAATTAGCTCTTGCTGCTGCAATTTGAGTTCTTTGATCAACCAAAGCACTTGCCAGACTCAGCAGATGATCAACAATCAAGGTTATGAGAATCGTCTTGAGACATTGAATCAGACTAACACGTTACAAAACACTATTAATCAAGGATTGACGAACAATCGTGAGCAAGCCACGAGTCGGTTCAATATCTTGAGCGCTAAGATTGATGCTCAAACAACCTTGATTAATGATAAATTCTGTCAATTGGAAATGCGTGAGATGCAGAATACGATCAATCAGTTGCGTGATGAAAGGTCGGCTTACCAAGCCTCCGCGTTGACTCAGCAACAGACTCAGAATTTGATCAACCAGTTGAGACCTACCCCTGTGCCGGCTTATCCTTCATGCTCTCCTTACCAGACTTATGGATGGGGTCAGGCATTTTATGGAGGTAATTGCGGATGTGGGTGCAACAATGGATGCTGCAACAACGGAAACGCCGCTATTTAACTCTATAAAGGAAGGAGGCTATTATGGCTTGTGTTTCTAAAATAGGGTCTCTTTATGAGTTGGTTACGAAGAACGTGGTAGTGACTACTACCAACACCGTCTTCGGCATCAACCCAAGGATATGGCTGTCCTTGCCATGCGAGGGCCTTCTGCTGCTGAAAATCCGGCAGGTGGTTCCGACAACAGGCGAGACATTGCCAGTACAGATAGCTGTCCCAGCGAACAGCACCGTATCCACGGTAGGTGATGACACATGCTGCCCGGTAACCGGCGTGGCTGTGGTGAATTCGATCAACGTGGCTGTGACCGGAGCGGCTATGGTTAACAACACCGAACGCCTTGTTTATTTCAACAAGGTAAGGGGTGTATTGAGGCTCATGGATTGCTGTGTGCCTACAACCGCCGCATCAGCGTCGGAGACGACTGTTGATGAGGAATAGGTTAGATTGGATGTCTAATGGGAGGGTATTCCCTCCCGCTTAAAAATCGAGATATGTTTAGAGACTTAAAGAAAGGATTTCAAGTATATACGCTGGATACGTCCGATGTTCCGGTGTTCAGGATGGGGAATGTGGTTAACGTGTCCGAGCCTAGGTTCCAGCAACCCCAGATGGGTCAGATGGGGCAATATCAGCAACTACAGGATAGGGTGATAGACCTTACCGTGGAGATAAACGGGTCTTCCATGACCTATGTCGTACCGGAGAGCAGGGATGTCGCTATGTCCAATAACATAACTTTGGCCTGCTCGGTCGATCCGATCATGAACCAGCTTAACGCCGCTAAGAGAACCAGCTCCGATATTCTCGATAGTATCGATAAGCATAGGAGGACACTAGAGGCTTGTGATTCGATCCTTGAGGAAATCAATCCGGCTTTTAAGCAGACTAAGGATCAAGACCGGAAGATCAAGAATCTTGAGGAGAAAGTCGATAGGATGGGATCCTCTTTCGATGAGCTAATTTAGGCGGCGGTCACGAAGAGGACTACAATGACGAGATCTACGATCGTAGAGGCGGCCGTGGACGTAGCAGACGTTCGGATGGGACTTACATGGGTTATGGTGGTGGAATATACGACCACTATGGCAAGGAGCATGACGGCAGAATGGATGAGCTAGAACGCCGTGAGCGTGATCTTGAAAGACGCGAGAGGGAGCTGGAACGTGACGAGCGTGAGCTTGAGAAACGCGAGAGACTCCATGAACGTGAGGACGAGATGTATCGCAGGGGATGGTTCGGTGAGCGTGGCATCCGTGACGAGTTCGATGGTACCGAGCCGTATATGCGCAGGGGACGCAGGAGTCGTTACTACTGAGGAGCAGACGCCGATGACCCGGATTATAAGCGGTATATAGACACCCATGGATATCACTTTTCCAAGGAGCTGGCTAGGGAAGCCGCTGACAAGATGCTTAACGCCGACGGGTCCAAGAGAAGATGGACGATGGAGGACGCTAAGCAGATGTTCGATAAATGCGGGGCCAAGAAACCTGATAACGCCACTTGGGGAGATATCCAATACCTGTTCGCTATGTTCTATAGCGACTACTTTCCTAAGGTATTGGATTGCGACCAGAAAATAGTCAAGGCTGTCTTGGCTTATCTGGAAGACCCTGACGCCCCGGAAGGGACGGCGTTCGTAAGGTATCTGGCGGTGCGGTGCTTCGTCGGTGACACAATCAAATGGAGTGATATGATTTAGGTTTGATACAACGTTGGAGAACCCTGTCGGCAATAGAATACCGATAGGGTTTCTTTTTGACCGTAGCTTTATTATGATTACATTTGTTCGAGGTAGATCTTTTGTTCATAGGAAGGGTGGGCGGGAATGAAAAAAGGCATCCTCACGGACACCCTTCCCCTTTGGTTGAAAATCACTTAAAACATTATGAGTTACTACACCGCAAATATAGATAATTAAATACAAACTGCAATGGGTAAGGGGTATTATTGGATAGAGCCAGTGGATCAGACGTTAAATGATTTCCAATTTTATAAGGCACGTATCGTAGGCGATCCTGAATATGACGAGAAACATCATCGTGTTATATTGAGGACTGATAAGTATTTCCCTGTCGGAAGTATCTTCCATGTCTTAAAAGACCCAGAGATGTTTGTTATAGAGAGGAAGTTTAAGACATGGGGGAATAAGTATGTCGTTAAGCCTTGTGAGGGTGAATGGGAATGGGAGTCTGTCCAGAAACTTAAAGACAAGGCTATTATATTCCGTAGCGGATTCCTGCACGGGGACGGCAGTTTCTGACACTTACCCGTATCTCCCCCCCCCCTCGATTTCTTGGTATTTATGTATATAACTATATTTGAGCAAAAAATAAGTTTGATATGGAAGATTTTCAAGGTAAATACAATGGTAAGCAGATAGATCAGCTTTTGGATAAGGCTAATGATATTGATCTTACCAAATATGCTCTTAAGACGGATAATGCCCCTACCGCCACGAAATTACAGGCGGCTAGGACCATAGCGCTGTCCGGGGCTGTTACCGGTAGTGTCTCATCGGACTTCGGAGGCAACGTAACTATCTCCACGACATTGGCCAATTTTGATGCCTCTAAGATCGCATCCGGAACCATCAGCATAGATAGGTTACCTAAGGCGGCTTTGGAGAGATTGGTCGTGGTAGCTGATGATACGGCTAGATTCGCCCTTACCACCGCTACGGCTCAAAGCGGTGATACGGTAAAGGTCACGTCTACAGGTAAGATGTATCTGATAAAAGACGAGTCTAAATTGAACAGTGAGGATGGGTATGAGCCTTACACGGCCAGTCAGGCTTCCTCCGTGCCTTGGTCCGGGGTTACGGGCAAACCAAGTACCTTCACCCCTCCCACGTCCTCCGCTACCGTTCTTGGCGGTATTAAGGTAGGATATACGACTTCTGGGAAGAACTATAAGGTGCAACTGGATTCGTCCGGCAACGCTTACGTTAACGTTCCGTGGACGGATAATAACACAACGTATAATGAAGCCACGGCCGACACCTTAGGATTGGTTAAGATCGGCTATGTTTCTAATGGAAAGAACTACGCTGTGCTATTGGCTAATGGCAAGATGTACGTCAATGTCCCTTGGACTGACAGTAACACGACTTATACCCAAGCTACAAGCGATAATCTGGGTCTTGTTAAGATCGGGTATTCAGCTAACGGAAAGAATTACCCGGTAGCTCTTGACGGAAATGGTAAGATGTATGTGAATGTTCCGTGGACGGATACCAACACGACATACACCAATATGGGAGCCGCTTCTGCCTCAGCGGCGGGAAAGGCAGGTTTGGTCCCCGCACCTGCCGCCGGAGCGCAAGCCAAGTATCTTCGTGGTGATGGGACATGGCAAACTCCTCCTAACACCACATATAGTAACATGGGAGGAGCAACGTCCTCAGCCGCAGGATCGGCGGGATTGGTACCCGCTCCGGCCGCCGGCAAGCAAGCCTCCTTCCTTCGTGGCGATGGTACGTGGGTGATTCCGACAAATACCACATACGCCAAGGCCAATACCACAACCTTAGGATTGGTGATGATCGGATATGCTGAGAATGGTAAGAATTATCCGGTAGAGCTGGATAGTAGTGGTAAGATGTATGTCAACGTGCCTTGGACGGATACTAATACAACGTATGGTGTTGTAGGAGCTAACGGGTCCACGGGGTTGGTCAAGAACGGCAGTACCGTGACAAGCGCTTCCGGCTATACCGCCTGTCCTATTGTCGGTGGTATCCCCTATTATAAGGATACGAATACTACCTACGCCAATATGAAGGCGGCTACGGACTCGGCGGCTGGTGCTGCGGGATTGGTACCGGCCCCAGCCGCTGGCAAGCAGGCATCTTTTCTTCGTGGCGATGGTACGTGGGTCGTACCTACCAATACCACATACGGATTGGCCTCTACTACAGCTAACGGCTTGTTGAGACAGCTTAATGGCAGTACATCCAGTTTCATGCGTGGAGATGGCACTTGGGCTACACCTCCTAACACGACATACGCCGTGGCCAATGAGTCTACTAACGGTTTGATGGCGGCCGCCGATAAGAAGACCATGAACAGGCTTATAGGGGTTAATACGGTCACGACATTAGCTAACCTGCCTATTAGCAAGAGAAGTATCACGGCTACGTTATCAGCCGCTACCACCCTATCCGTGCAGTCAGGGATGCAGATAGGGGAGGAGCTGATGATCAGGTGCGTCCCGTCGGCGGCCTTCACGCAGGCTATACCCAACTCCGGGGCTTATGTAAGCATGAGTGGTACTTCTATAACCACTACGGCTAACAAGCCTTTCGAGATAAATATCTGGTGTTACGCTTCAGATAAGTATAGTATCGCCGTTAAAGAATAATATTAATGATATAAGATATGAGCTACGTATATATAAACAGGGAAATATATCCCAATCAATTAGTTCAGGGCGATCCGCTTGATGATAATTACGCCAAGGGCTATAGTTATGATGATTACATTAACGGGAATCCCGCCCCATGGATAGAGCTTGGGGAGGAGCAATTGGCGTTCAAGGAGGCTAATCCTAAAGCTACGGTTAAGGAGATTATCGAGGCTAAATTGGATGACTCAAGGCTTCTTAATGAGGAGAAATCGGCTAAGTATGAGGAGATCAGGACTTATGAGAATAATAATCTTCATGAGTTTTTCTTGGATGACCAAAATATCTATATCCCTGAATATGATAGGCGTAACGCTTTGGCTGATGGGGCTATAGCTGGTAAGATAACGATCATGGGTCTGAAGTTTGATATGACGGAAGGCAAGATCTTGATCGGGATGATGGATAAGTATGATAATGACCTGATGTCGGCGTTAGGAGCCAAACAGAGGGAAGTAAGCTTAGCCACTACCGTAGAGCAGGTGAGGGCTATTGACGCTCAGTCCGGCTATCCAGATAAGGTAAATATCACCATGACTTATGTCCGGCAACAGGCAAAGGAGAAAGATGTCTCCGATCCTCAGAAAGTGGCTGTCAGATTCTTCAGAATGGTGGTTAATAACAAGACTATATCTTTATCCCCTAATGAGAAACTGGATGTTAAGGTTCTATTCCCTATATGGGGACAAGAAGGGGCGGAGTTCGGGTTGTCGGTGGATGCCGGATTCTGTCTCAGGGTGGTGAAGGACGATACGGATATCCTTTATGAGGTTATTCAACAACATACATTATCAAAGGAATGGGAACCCGGATTGGATACGGCCTCCTTGTATAAGGTCGTTGATAAGGAGCATGCCGGCACTATAGAAGACCCTATCCCGTATTTCCCTCCAATGGAGATATTCAAGGATAAATATTACATCCAGAACGCTGATGTATATAAGTGTACTAGGGATAGCGGAACTCCTCTTAGTCATAATCTAAAGGACTTGATCGGGTTGTATGTTGAGGTTGTACAGGGCTAGTTGTATCTACCCCCCCCTATATTTGGCTTGTGATATGATACAAGTTATTTTTGGCATAATAAAATGACATTTGTAAATATATTTAAGTATGGCATCACAAAAATTCGGTTTCGTAACCGTCGACCCGGTATCAGGATCAGGAGATCAGGCGGTTAATTTCTCCGGTGAGAAACACACCGGTCGTCTTCAACGCACTATCAACCTTACGGTCACCACGAACGGCGGGGCTAAGAAGGCGTTGGTAGTTAATCAGGCAGCGGCTGCTGAGGTGGTAAGATCAGACAGCCCTAACGCTTCCGTACAAAAGACAGGCGGTAATGTTACCATCACCGGTAAGTCTAACAGTACTAAGCTTACGTTCGCGGTCACGCCGGCTGAGGAGAACGGGCTTACGTTACAGCTCCCGGCTAACTACACGGCGGCTGGAAAGACTACGACTAACGGAGCGGTTATCGCCGACGATCCCGGAGCCGCTGGCGAGTTCGTTTGGAGCATCACGATCTCGGACGTACCGACCAACGTCACGATCGAGGAACTGACAGCTACATTGAAGGTAACTGCCGCTGGTGGCCAGACAGCCAACGTGACGGTAACGCAAGCCGCTGGAGACTCTACTATCGAGCTTGACAAGGAGACTATTAACTTGGATGTAAATGGTACTCAACAGACGGTTAACGTAACATCTAATGACAGCTGGACATGGGCGCAAGCTGCGGCTAGAACCGTATTGAGAATGATGGGACGATAATCAGTTTCTTTTCGCTTACTCAGACCCCGATCGACTAAAGCCGGTTGGGGTTCTCTTGTTTTATTATCTTTGTGAGTAGAAGATAACTAAAGGATATAATTATGAGTGATTTGAATGTTAATTGGAAGGACGGGGTAGGCGAGGTAACGGACCAGCCTCTGACCGTCAGTCCGGGGTCCGGGGCCGGAAACGCCTCCGTTTCCTTTGGCTCGGTGATGAACAACGGTCTTGATCGGACTCTTGAGCTGGAGATAACAGCTCCAAAAGGTGCTAAGAAGATACTTACAGTGAATCAGGAGGGATGCAGGCAAGCCTATGTGACAAGCGATGGCAAACGATGGTTGACTAGCGACAATCGGGTGTATGGGGTGTTGAAAGGTGATGCGCCGTGCCAATGCTTTGATACCGGTATGCGTGGAGTGGCTAGATTTAGGATAGATGACAAAAAACAGATTTCTGTTATAGATTCTTGTGGCGATAGCTCATGGATTAAGGGACGAAGGTGCCTGGTTAAGAAAACGGACGCTGGGGTCGCCATATGCTATCTGGATGAAAATAATTCGGAATTGTTCCATGACGGTAAGACCCAAGCCAAGCTTGACGGTACCATGGGTCAGTGGATGACAGATATACCTAGTTATAGGTATAGCTATACTGGATTCAAACATGATAATAATTATGATATTATCAATTATATTACATTAACCCATAACGATGTCGATGACAATATCACCAAATGGGGAAATAAGGGGCTATTCAGGAGATGTTTGGTAGGCGTAACAGAGGCGGTTGTTGTCAATAGTAAATTGTGGAGTCGCAAAACAGGAGATGAATATTCTACGGGAAATTTAGAATCACGTTTATTTCATGATTACGCTACGGCGTTAGGTGCAGGATTTGATATTATTGATTATGAGACACATTGCAAGATAGCTCATTTATTCTACGCAAAATACGCTGATAGAAACCCTCAAGGGATGGATCGTTTTGGGACTGGAGAAGACTCGTTTGATAGAATTATTGGTACCACATCCTCGCTAGGGAATAATGACGGAAAAACTTCCACCCAAATCAGTTTCTTGGGCATAGAAGATTTTTATGGAGGGAAGAGTGAGTTTATGGGAGGAATAGGATTTTATGGTGAAGATGTATATATATATGATGGGTTTAACCCATATAAACCTCCTACTGTTGATTATCGTGTAGTGTATTCAGGAATGTATAAAGAAAGTGGAGGTATATATAAAGTAGTATGGGGGGAGCATGGCGATATGATTCCTAAAGTCATTGATATGTTTTCTAGTAACTTTCATTATTGTAACTTTGGATATATTGACGGTTCAAATGGACGCTGGCAGGGAGTTACTCGGTCTGGTTATGGAGCGAGCCTTTACAACGGAGTCGCTTTTTTCTCAGATGGAGGATCTTGGGCATACAAAGGGACTCGTATCCAGTACAGAGGAACTATGCAAGTTATAGATGATCCAGCTGATTTCATAACAATGCCGATAGGTTTTTGATTCATGGTTTTGTTTTTACAAAATTTGTAATTACATTTGTGGCGCATGTCCATCACCATGCTTTTCGTCGCTAATTTATTATAAGGGATACCGGTCTGTGATGGGATCGGCATCCCTCTGTTTTTTAATATGGAGAAGATAAATGTTTTCGATGTTCAGGTTCCTGATGGGAGATGATGTGGCTGACACCAAGATTATGAGTGAGTTCCTGCACCGTGAGGGTGGTCGTTATTGGACAGAGATAGACGGCGTAAGGCAGTTGTATCGTAGGATTGAGTGCAAGATGTGTTTTGAGGTTATAGAAAAATTAAGAATATTATGAGAGAGCAGAAATTTGATTTCGTGATATATCCGTTGGATTTGATTATCACGGTTGGATTAGATTATAAGACGTTGTGTGATCGTTTCGAGAATATGGAACCTGAACACGAGGGGAAATGGGGAGATGAAGATGATATGGATAAGGAGGCGTCTTTCGCGAATTTGGTAAGGGATAGGGACGATGATGATAAATTTGCCATACTTTGGAATTTTTCGAGCGACGATGATTTAATAATGAGAAATATATGTCACGAGTCATTCCATATAGCAATGAGCGTATGCCAATTTTGCAACATGTCTCTTGGATTTAAGGTTGGAGAGGATGAACACGCAGCGTATATAGCCGGCTTCGCTGGTGATTGCGTTAGTGAGTTCATCAATAGCAAGAATACGGATTAAGTCATAAATTCTATAAGGAATATAAGAATATCAGCCTCCGCTTATTCGTGGAGGCTTTTTGTTTATCTTTGTCAAAAACATGAAGTTATGTCGAGTTGCGTAATTAAAAGGAATAAGGAAGGTAAGATAACCCGTGTCTTGACCCCTTCCGGCGAGGTATCCACCTTGTTCGATAAGATAGCGGGTATAGCAGCCGTAAGTGATCTTGATAAGGCGGCTGAGGCTTATATGACCGCATATAATGATAAGTTTAGGTCTAAGTTCGGGGATTGGGTGTCTAATGCCAAAAGAGAGGGATTAAGGTCATCTCTTAGGTTTAGAACGTCGTCACAGCTGTTCGAGGAATACCCCACGTGGCTTAGCGGCCAAACCACTTCCACCGGTCAGCATTCCACGCAGATCACGTCTACCGTGAACACGTATAAGAAGATCGGTGATTTTATATCCAATGAAGGTCTGGAGGGCAAATCCGTGCTTGACGCCTCATCCGGTCTTGGCGTTGGCACGCAGGCGTTGCGTGATATGGGGATGGATGTCGATGACGTTGAGCCATATCCGTCGTCAAAAAGGATTCCTCCCACGTATTCAAGGTACGAGGATATAGACAAGAAATATGATTACATAATCAGCAACGCTGTCTTGAACGTGATCCCTGATGATTGGAGATCCGACGTACTTAAATCAATGGCTGACAAATTGAAGGTCGGAGGCAAGTTGTTCATAAATGTCCGTGACGCTAAGGGCGTGTCCGCACAAAAGCAGAAAATAGAGCTTGACGATCCGTCGGAGATACTTGTCACTGATTCAAAGGGGAATATCAGGGCCTATCAAAAAGGGTTCACGAGGTCGTCGCTTAAAGAATATGTCGAGCGTGAGCTTGGGGGTATGTTCGAGGTGGAGACTGCGAATCCCGGCAACAGCGGAATGGCGTCTGGCATGACGGCCGTCGTCGTGACAAGGAAGAGACCTGGGGATTTGAGATTCAGGGACGTAAGCGAGGTAAAGGCCGGTATGTCGGAGAAAGTATCTGGTCTCGCTAAATTAGGTACTACGGTGAATATCGTTTCGATTGACGATATAAGAAGTGAGGTAAGTGATCATGATTACGCCGATATGATGTCCAAGAGCAAGGGATGGTATGACACGGATACCGATACCATCACTATCGTAGCTGACAATATAGAGGATGAGCAGGATTTGGAGAGAACTATCTTGCATGAGGTAGTTGCGCATAAAGGGCTTAGAGATCTTCTTGGTAATCGTTTTGATGATACGATGAGGAAGATATTCGATTCGATGGACGAGGCTGACCAGCGGTCTTATTTAGACCGATACGGCGATCAGGTCATAGCCGCCGAGGAGTTTATGGCTACCCTTGCCGAATCCAATCCAAACTCCAGTTTATGGGATAAGATCATATCGTTTGTTCGTGATGCCCTTCGTTCCATGGGTCTCGATATTAAAATGAATGATACGGATATGCGTACGCTTCTCACTAGGTCAAGGGATAGGTTATCGGAGGTGGATAAGGAGCTTAGTAAGCCCATGAACCAGATAAACAATCTCCTTGCTTATGATAGCGGGGAGCCCAGATTGTTCTTTAGATCGGATGACGGCAAGATACACGACTCTTACGCCAACGTCATAAAAGGCTCGTCCGGCGGGCGGATCGAGGCCGGGTTCTTGGCCGGCAGTGTCGAGGAGAGTGACGTCCCGTCCGGTACGGCTGATATCTCCTTTGGCTCGTCCTCCATAACCCTTAACAACAGTGAGTCATTCATACCGGTCCTTGGTATCAGCTCAGGCTCTAATATAAGCACTCGTGGAGGGTTTGTCAATTACCTTATCAAGAAAGGTCTGTTGAGCGGGGAGCGTATAAGGTTAGGGGATAGGTATTATCTTACCGGAGCCGGCAACTCTGATGGTCTTAAGATCTATAACGCTATGGACGCCTTGTCTAGACTAAGGAACAGGTTTGGTAGTATGTCTTCTGAGATGAACGTATTAGGCTCCATCGGTTTTGATACGGAGGTAAATAACGATCTTGATCTTATCACGACATCAGGGGAGAAGGTTACGGTAAGCAGATCGGAGATAAAGGGCATGTTAAGGCAAGGTAAGTTTGAGGAGCTTAATAATAAGTATGATGGGTTCATGGAGCTAGCCTTGTCGTTGATGATGGAGGATAACGCCTTGTACGGAAGTAATGTCCGTGGGGTTATTGAGAATGAGAAGGCGGAGGATCTTCAGAACAGGACTGATATCACCAACATCTTATCCACGTTAGGTATCCGTGTGATGGGTATGTCCGAATATATGGATAAGTATAAGATGCGTAATGGTGTCGAGCCTTCGGCTAGGGCCTTATCCGATATGGCTAATGGGGTTATTGCCCTGGCTGAGGGAGCTACGGTAGAGGATCTTAATGAGGAGGTGGCTCACTTCTTGATCGATACTTATCGTAATCAGCAGGAGATTGACGAGGTTCTGGACTCTGTTGTCGACACGCCATTATGGAATCAATTCGCCGGTCGTTACTATGAGGTGTATGGGAAGGAATACCAAGGGGAGGAACTGGATCGGATGGTGAAGCGGGAGATCCTAGGTAAGACGTTGGCCCAGCGGTTCGTACCGGGCATGGAACAGGCGGTGGAGGATCTGGCCTCGTCCGAGGACGCCCAGCTCTCCTTGTTTGGCAGGATAATCCGGGCTATAAGGAATTTCTTCTCTACCCAAAGATCAGACTTGAATAAGGTTCTTGATAGGATAAAGGAGTCGGCGTTAGCTGATGATCCAAGCGCATTTGACGTGCTTCTGTTAAAGGATAGCGACCATCTCATGTACTCATTATCGGATGTTGACGTGGCTAATAAGTTGATCAAGAACGGGAGGTCATTGGAGAGGCTATACACTAGGTTACAGAGGATGAGGTCAAGCCAGAGCCAGAGGATCGGGGAAAGCATCTCCCTTCTACGTGATATAGGCGAGAAGGTAAGACAAGTCGGGGGTGAGCTAAATAAGAATAACAACCTATTATCCACCAAGAGCGTCATAGCGACCGCCAAGGCTGAGGTGGAGTATTTGGTCACTGTCGCCAGTAGCCTACGTAAGAGCGGAAAAGGATTGGATTATGAGACGATACAGGTTATCGATAACGTATATGGGGAGATAGTTCCTCTGATCAGGAACCTTCGTGGATTCGTCAATAATCAGGCGGCTGATTATTATGGCAGCAATAAGGTTGGTATGGTAGAGGATATGGATGATATATTACGTATGGCTGAGACATCCATGTCTGATATAAATGCTCTTCGAAGTGATCGTAATGAGGACTGGCTGGATGGACAGCTCAGGATGTTTAATATCCCGGAAAGATATTGGAATGGGATAAAGAAGTTGATAAATAACATCCATAAGGATATCAATGTCATGTCCCGGTTCTTTGGTACGCTGGAGCATAGTGGTAACGCTATTTTAGGTATGTTAGGCCAACGTCTAGCCAAGGCCCATAATGAAGCCCATATCGAAGGTATATCTAATATCAATAAGATGACTAGGATGATGAAAGAGCGTGGATGGGGGATAAAGGATAATGAGGATCTTATACAGAAGATAAATGGGAAGAACTCGGATTACCTTGACTCGTCCCGTGATTTCGCCAAATACGATTTACTATACAGGACCGAGCAGGCTAAGGCTATTATCGATATATATGATCTTAAGAATGTTACGGGTAAGACCGAGAAACAACTTATCGACCTTCTTCTATCCGATAGAGGCCTTAAGGTGAAGACCCGTGACGACATAGTAGGATATGACGGGGATAAGCCTATCACTAAGGAGGTATATCATATATTCAAGCCTACCATCCAGAATTTCGATATCTCGGACATGACGTTCGAGGATCAGCAACGATATCTCGACGCGATAAATAGGTGGTTGGATGAGAACCGAGAGAAACCTATGGTGCAGGCTTATTACGATAAGATCGATAAAGTTAATAAGAAGGTCGAGGAAAGACTGGGTCGTAGGGTATCGCAAGCCACGTCCGATTTCATGACCCGTATCCGCAGGAGCCGGTATGTGGCTATGGATAAGTTCGTGAGGAACGGGAAGGTCGATTGGAAGGCGTTTCAATCCGATCCTATAGCTTGGAGATCTTATCTGGATATCTTACGTGATAGGGCTATAGCCAAGAGCGAGTGGTATTCCGATGGGACACCAAAGGAAGAGGGATCCGAGGCTCTGATGATGTCCGAGGAGATCAAGGCATGGGACGAGGCGTGGGCCGAGGAGTTCGGGAATACCAACGAGGGTCGTAAGGCTTCCGCCGAGTTCAAGGAGATACTTCGTGGAATAGAGCGGTCCGAGGGCGGTAAGGCGGCGTTCGAGTTCCTGCTAGCTGGCGGTCATCTTGGTTTCTCTAAGGATATGTGGGGATCCGAGGAGGGTGATTATTACGAGAATCTGGTTGATAAGATCACGGAGCAATCTGTATCATCATCAAGGATAGAGAAGGTAGAGGAGGCGATGGCGACAATAAACGAGATCAATGACCAGCTAAGGCCTTTGCTTATCCAGTACCGGGATAGCACGAGATACGGGGAATATGATTTCGATAGGTTACGTGGATCCGCCTCATTAAGAAAGATAAACGAGTTATATGATCGTCTGGCTGAGGCTAAGAGCGTTATTAACGCCGCCGCTTCCGCTGAGGCTATTGAGATGGATATGCCTGATACGGTGGAGAGTGGAGTCACGGATTCCTACCGTAACGCTCTAAGGGACGCCATGGCGTACGACAATGGCATGGATGAAATTAAATTCGCCAAGGAGCATATGTCCGCCCGCTCCCGCAGCCAAGTGGAGCGGATGGCCTCCAAGCTATCCCGGAAGAACCCGTCATGGACAACCGTGGAGGTGGCGTTCTTTAGAAAGAAGTACGGTCCTGACTTCAACAATAAGCTGGCTAATGATATAGCTATGGGTAAGGCTAATAGTATACTTATCGAGTACGCCAGAACTCGGCTATATCCTTATATGAGAAAATACTCTCCCAAGGGGTATTCTGGCTTCGTCAGGAAGATAAATAACGGTACGTATAAGGTATCCGAGTTCTTTGATGCCATGGAAAATGGTATATCAAAGGAAGAGAGCGTATCCCGTTTCGGGTTCGATATTAATATGATTGACTTATCGATCAATAACCAGTGGCTAGAAGAGGCCGATGCCGAGAGTTCTTTCCGTAATCCTAATTATAATCCCGATCTGGGTTATGGATATCATACGCCTAGGTTCGATAAGTACAAGAACGAGGCTTTTTTCAAGAAATACGGTATTACCAACGAGGGGGAGGAAGCTACGATCAATAAGGATAAGTGGGAGATGAGGAAGGAGCTGCTTAACATAAGCCGTAAGGCTATGGAGGATTATGATGAGCGATTCCGGAACATCTACCAGATACCACAGATATCCAAGGGCGGCGTGGAGAGGATGGTGCAGGCCGGGGTTGACCCGAAGGCGGCCATCGGCAACGCCGTACGTGATATCGTTGGCGAGAGGGTGGATGACCCTATACATGGTCAGGGGCAAGACCTAGGAGGGATTGATGAGAACGATAACAAATATCGTATGATCCCCAAATACTATCTTAGTAAGTTGGAGAACGCCGATGACGTGTCCCATGACTTCGCCTACTCCTATTCCATGTTATCCTTACAGGCTACCGCTTACAAGTATAAGAGGGCGGCCTTGGATGATGTCATGGGATACAGGAACATGATGCTTGAGACACAATACGACGGCGGTAAGAACCCAGAGGCGACGCATGCCTATAGGATGTTCCAAGATTGGGTTAACGCCAGTATCTATGACGTCAGGATAAACAATAAGCGGGCTGAATGGAATATAGGTAATTATAAGGTCGATCTTAATAAGCTGGCTCTTATGTTTACCAAATTCGTATCCAAATCCAACCTAGGCTTCTCCCCGTTCGTGGCGGCTACCGGCGCCCTTACCGGGCAGGCCAACTTCCTTTTGGAGGGTATGGTGGGGCAGTATATAAGCAAGGATTCCATGAAATACGCCTATGGGGAAGCCCAGAAGCAGTTAAGTACGTACGTGTCGGAGATCGGGGATATAAACCGCACCAACAAGCTATATGTCGTTGGAGAGGCTCTAGGCGTGTTCAATGTCCGTAACCGTGTACGATCGGCAGCGTATAACAAAATCTGGAGAACCTTATTCCGGGACCTGCCGTTTAAGATGATGGAGGTTCTTAACTCCCCGTTGGATCCGCAGGTCATTATCTCGGTCATGGATGATACCCGCCTATACGAAGGTCAGTTCTGGTCATACTCCAATTTCAAGGAGATGATGATGAAAGACAGAAATATGTCCGCTAACGAGGCTAAACGCGATTGGGAGCGTTTAAGGGATTATTCTATGTGGAACATGGTAGATGTCAAGGACGGAAAGATCGTGGCTAAGAACGAGGCTAACAAGGATATTATAGACCGATATATACCCACCTTGTCCAGTAGGGTAAGGAGTATGGTGCAGATCTGTGACGGCGCCTTGAACGAGCAGAACCGGGTGGGGGCTAGCCGGAACGCTATCCTTAATATGGTGCTGCCTCACCGTGGATGGTTTATATTGGCCGTACAGCGGGCGTATAAGAAAGCCGGTTTCAATTTCCAAACCAACCAGTTTGAGGAAGGATATATGAGAACGTTATGGAGACTGGCCGGTAATGTCTATGGATCGATGTCCGAGGGCAGGATGGGAGAGGCATATGACGTGCTTAAGGAAGAGTATGATAAGCTTACCCCCTACGAGCAGATCAATATCAAGAGATCGATTATCAACATGGCGGTATTCGCTACGATGATGGCCATAGGACGGGCATTGATGGGATATAGGGAGGATAATGAGGATAGCTGGTTCGGGCAGTTCATTACCTACATCGGGTTCAGGACGATCAATGAGATAGCCTCCCAGACATCCCCGTTCATGGAGCTTAACGCCATAGACATGCTACAGGATCCGCTGGTCACCGCCCGGAAGTTAGGCGACCTCACCGATCCTCGAAACTGGGATCCGTTCGCTACCGTCCAGACCGGCGTATATAAGGGCGAGAGCAAACTATGGAGGCAGCTCATGAAGTTCTCGTTTGGTAAGCAATGGTATAATATCAAGACGGCTAGGGATATTAAGCAGACATCCGACTACTGGTTGATGACCAACGGCATGACGATGGGATTCTTCTTAGGAGGCAGGGATAAGGACGAGTCCGGAGAGGACGCTAATTGGTATTTTGACAGGGGAAGATAACTGATATGGTATGACAAAAAAAAATAGCCGGTCAATTGTTTAAGACAATTTGATTGGCTATTTTTGTATTCCCATCTATCCATCCCGGACGGATGGGAATAAACAATTATCAATTATGAATGCAAATGTAAGCATTTATCAGGATTCCATAAGGGATAGTAGTGGAATTTTGACGTCCGAATCCAACGAAATAGGGTCTTTGAAAATTATCATGCCTGATAAATTGAATCAGTTGACAGCTCGATCGTCCTACATATGCCATATAGACGATTTCGTTAAAGGGAATAAAGATTATTATGGATTTGATATACAATCTGATAGCGAAATGGAATATGATTATGAACTAATCATAAACAAAATAAAACATATCAATAACAATACTGGTAAACATGAATATATATCAATATTTAATAATTTCCCTGTATTAGGTTTTATGTTATGTCAGATAGCTAATTTAAATGACCTTAGGATTCTTGGTGGATACAGATATAGCATAAGATTGAAAAATATATCAGAAAGGGATATTGTTATAGACTATATAAATAGTATTTTTATAACATATGATAATATATGTATCTATAAAGTTGATAATATTGATGTTAGACGTGATATCCCTCGTGAATTTATCGATGATTTAAACGCTCTTTACAAAACTATTATTGATAACATTTTTGGATATAGATTTTCTATAAGAGTGGTGACTGGATATGATAATTGTATAGTAGACAATATTGAGGTGTTTGTCCCAGTCAAGTCAAATATGGATATATCAAATAGTGTATCAAATATGTTTAGAAAATTTCTAAATGCTAAAAGAATTGATTTTTTTAATTTAATATCTGTTTTTGAATATTTTAACGATATTAATAATTTGAGCATAGGACATCTGATAACTAAGATATATAAAGATTTTATCTATTTATATGATATGTCATTTGATATATTAGATAACAAGATAGTATATACATATTTAGGATCAGGTAATATTGATGGTTATATTAAGATAGGTAAAACCAATAATATTGACAAAAGGGAAAATACGATAAGAACCGGGAATATAGATTTTAAGATAATAGCCTTTGTTGGCAGAGATATAGAAAATGAATTGCATAGCAAATTTGAGATAAAAAGGATGGAAAGAGAATGGTTTCATTTATCTGATAATGATATAGACAATATAATCAACGAGTATGGTTTTATTAGGGTAAGGAACAGTGTTAAAGATAAAAAGATATAGTTATATCATTGATACTTAATGTAATCCAAAAATGGATTTACATAATAAGAGAAGGATAGGCGATTATCATCCTATCCTTCTTATTTTCGTTATCGGTTATTATATTTATACACAAAATCATCCACATCCATATACTCACACCCGAAGTTTTCCGCCGTCTTCTTATCGGAGTCGGAGAACTGCCCTTCTTTTCCGGAAGCGTCCCCGATCATCATGATAGTATCGTATATGATCTTATTTTCCTCATCTACATTATCATTTATGAATTTGATATAATCCATATACTGGTCTATCATCCCCGTATTTGGTTTCCTATTGATGTTATCTTTATCATTGTTGTCGCAATAAAAGTTGTATACGGATATATTGGTATAATCCTCCAATGCGCTTGATATATAATCGAATTTATATTCAAACATCTCTTTGTCTACGAAGCCTTTTTCTATACCTCCCTGATTTGATATGATTAGTATATCATCAGGAGCGTAATTTTTGATAGCCTCAAATACGTAGAGTTTGATTTTCATATCCCATATACCTTTAGGGAATGTATCTCCTGACAATGTTTCAATCAGTGTCCCATCTAAATCTGTTATTAACAATTTATATTTTTTCATGATTCAAAATTTAAATGATATATAATTACCTTACTTTATTCATATACTACTCGTCCCATTGCTCCTAATAGCTCTTTATCATCCTGCTCCTTTACCTCTACATAATAATATCCCTTGAAACAAAATTTCTTTTGATCGGGATCTGACAAGAACTTTTTATATTCCTCGAATCCTTCATCTGAAAGATGATAAGCCTTTCTTTTTTGTTGAAGTAATTCATTTGATTCTAATATCTGTTTCTTAGTAGCCATAATAACATCATTTTTTATTTTACGGTTCTTAGACGATGAGGTATTCTGCCTAATGATATTTCATCCCCATATTATTGATTTGTTTAATTTACGAGCCTCTGATAAGGCTCGTGTTAGTATATCCTTTTTCCTTATAATCTCCTTATATCTTTTGATATTCATTTTTATTGTCTTCATAATAAGTTCTTTTGTCTTAATAGCACCAGCATCTTATCCCAATCCACATATCCTTTATCCGTAAGTGGAGTGCCGATATTCCTATCATCTATATAATAATCACAATACACTTTTGGTGATGATGATACTGGCTCAGGATTGTAGTTTACCGAATACAGATTGATATGATTGTATCTAAACCAGTCTACGGCATCCTGTAGATATTTACCATCTCTTACCGTATATAATATCAGAAGATTCTTATCAGCCAATTCTCTCAATACTTTAGCGGCTCCGATATTGTCTCCTACATAAGGGAATGAGTCTACTACGCACGTCCCATCAAAATCTATCCCTATTATTTTCTTCATATTATATATCTTGTAATAAATACTCTTCTATTTTCTTAGCCATATCAATAAGCATCTCACATCTAAGGTTATTAAACTCCTTACAAAACCTCATGTCTTCCTCATGCTTTTCCTCAGGCGATCTGTTATCAATTACGCTGTAGCATGGTGACGAATACACGGGGATAGGTCTCATGGCCTCTATAGCCAATTTAATGGCCTTTTCACTGATCTCGCTCATATAATCCTCTTTTTGCACCCATATAATACCACTATTAAAGCAATTTGGGTTTTCTAACTTGCAATTTCCATTGTCATAAAAACAACATCCTGTACAACATTCTTTCTCTATCTCTGAGACAGCCATGAATCTCTTCTCTTCATATATCATGGTATCTCCTTTTTTTATCTTATTCCTCTTTGTCTTCATCTTATCAAATTTTTATATCCTACACGTTTTAATTCCTCTTCGGTAGCTTTCTTCTTAGGGAACTTCCCATGCCATTTCCCGGGCACCACGACATCACGGCCGTCGGGGCTGGTAGCCAGCCTCCCGCATTCGCTGCACAGCCCCATGCCCTTGTACGGCTGTAGTTCCTTGGCATAGTCGAATTTATCCACCATATACTCGTTTGTCAACATCCAATAACTAGACGTAGCGGTATTATCAACGCAACCGCATTTAGCGCATACAAATAAGCTCATATTTTAGTATCGTTAAATGTCGTTATCCTTATCATCGTCAACCCTCTCCACCTTAATCATCCCCATATCGCCTGAAGGTAACGTCATGTCGCTATACACGTTATTCCAGTTCTCGTCAATAGCCAATTGATGCAGTATTGATCTATATATCTGGTAGGTGTTTCCGATAAGTCTCTTTCTATTGATCATATCTTTACTACCTCCATCATACCCTATATGTTCATAGTCTTCGAGATCCGGGAACAGCCTTCTTCTTATAGCCATCGAGTTATTTGCTATAAAGCTTCTTATCCCCAGCGACTCCGTCCTGTCCATATCATCTATCAAAGTTTCCGTGGTATGCTGAAGATCCATGTCTCCGGCTGCGTATCTGCTTATGTCCTCCACGCACCGGGATATCAGCATCAGTTGTTCCCTTGTCAATGTTATTTTATAAAGTTGTTTGTTGTTCATATCCTTCTATTTTATTTATCATCTCGAATATTTTCACCGCTATCAACGGCACTATGGCATTACCATAAGCCTTTATTGATTCTTTTCTCCATTTCCCGTAAGGAATGGTAAGGTTGTCCACATTAAAGGGTAGCCCATCATTTCCTCTACAAATAGGGGACTGAGTTGGAAAACTCTTCCATTGAGTCGATCCCCGTCCATCCCAATCACGGCAGGCATATTTCTTAAAGAGTCTGTTCTCGGTGCTCCGTTGCTTTTTGTCATCTTCCTTATCGTACAAGAACCTGTGTGATCTGAGGCCACTGGTGTCGGTAATAAGTCTCCGTATTTTATCCATTGTTTGGGAAGTGAACTCAAATCCATGAATCTTGTCTTCCCGTCCTTGTCGCAAACCTTCAACCCTTGCGTCTGAACAGTCGGAAGCAATGAACCATACCCTATAACGTTTGTGTGGCGCTCCGACACCGCAAGCTGGAATAATGATCGGTTGGACGGAATATCCCTCACGTTCAATATCGTCGCAGATGGTGTTGATGATATATTCTTGCTCAAGTATCGTTTCCTTGTAATTTTCTTCATCTTGATTCCCTTTTGTTTCCACGTCAGTCTCACTACCGGGTTGAACCATATTGGTGATTCCAGCAACATTCTCGCCAATAACCCAGAGCGGTCTTGTCTCTCGTATGACTCTAAGCATTTCCGGCCAGAGATAACGGTTATCATCCGCTCCCTTTCGTTGTCCAGCGACGCTAAATGGTTGACAAGGGAAACCTCCGGTGAGCACGTCGATTTTCCCTTTCCATGAAGTGAAATCAGTTCTTTTAATATCTTCATATAATACTGTTTTTGGAAAATAATATTTTAATACACTTTGACAGAATGGATCTATCTCGCATTGAAAGACATTGTTCCATCCTACCTCTCTAGCGGCTAAATCAAAGCCTCCTATACCTGAGAAAAGACTAGCGTGATTCATTCCATCTTATTTGATATTAATTTTTCTTTTATATGTTTAGATATATCAATTATCTCATCTTTTATATTGCAGCCATCTTTTAATAATGAACCAAATATACATGATATGGCGCTCTTTAGGCCTAGCGCTATCCCTATCTCCAATATTTTTTTATCGGTATTAGAGATTTCTATAGGTTCATATAATATTGATGATATGTTGTTAACGACGTATATTATATCATCTTCATTCATTGATGTAGATTTATCGACAATAGCTATAAAATCTTTTATAGCCGCAATATAAGCTATTTTTATTTCTTTTATCGTATCATCGCTTAGATGTCTATCTCTTATATGCCTTTCAACATACTTGTTTGCTAGATTCTCTATTTTGTTTGATTTGTCCATTTGTACTATCAATTATTTAGTTAATAATAGATCATAGTCCTCTTCATCTATACTCCCATTATTGTTGACATATATAATGAAATCATTTAAAAGCACGGACTTATCCTTGGATAAGGCTTTTATAATAAGCTCTCCATCATCTTTCAACATCACATGCACAGTATCCCAGATAACATATTTTTGACATTCTTTCTCAATCTTCTTGATTGTTTTAAGTATTATCTTATACGTCTCCTCATATCTTTTTACTATTCCGCACAGTTCAGTCGTATTATATTTACGTATAGCCGTGAATATATATTCCTTTTTACAATCCCAGCATTTTATCAGTTTTTCTGATCCGCACGCCTTATTCTTGTAGAAGAAACAGCCCTTACATGGCTCATTATGGTCGTAACTTAATACTACAAGCAGCTCCATGCCATTCTTGTATATCACGTCTCCTTGTTTCATCTTGTCTATTTTATTAATCTCATTATCAATATAGCAAAGTTGGATATTATCCATACTATAGATATCCAGAATGTTATACTCAACATAAGACCTATGTTCTTAGGTATAGGATCTACTCTCCTGAATGTAAGGATCATGAATACAAATGTCTTGAAGTTCATAATTTACGATATTTTTCTATATAGTTAACTATTAGATCCTTGACACCTTTAGGGACATTAATTAGCTTAAGGTTACCTTGGAATATATCCTTACCGTACTCGTCCATGATCACCCCGAATGAAGGATTCATGATTCTTGTCGATATACATATCGGTTGGTCGGTATCGAATCTGATAACGGCTACCTTCTTCTCGTTTATCGCCTTCTTTAGGGCTATATAAAGCTTATGACCTTTAACAATGTCACAATTACCTTTCATGATCTTAGACATATATATGATATGCTCTTTCTTCACATTGCTGAGATTGTCCATCAGTTTAAGATCTCCACCAACAGATTTCCATTTTTTGAAGCAAGATATGCATAGACAATAACTGGACTTGGCGTTCCTCGGCATCATCCTGCTGCTACCAGCGGGAACCGTATCGCCACAGCAGACGCACGTCCGGTCTTTGTTGGTGCGTACTGGGCCATAGCTGTTTATCGGGTATTCTTTTTCTTTAAGCATCTTTTTCTGTTTTCAAAATTATCATCACCATATTCATAATTAGGACAAGCCTTATTGCTTGGGCGTCTCGTATAAGTCTTTTGCTCCCTATCATATTTCCTGTTAGGGTTTATATAATGGTCGCACACTTGCCAAATGGAGCAGCATACTTTCCCGTATCTTTTCGCCCATTCCCGATCATGTAGATGTACACAAGTGGCGCAAGTTGGGTTCTTGAGCTTATCCTTATTCTCATCTATGATCTTATTGACCCGATCAAGAATAACATGCATTTTTTCAATATTTATGACGTTAAATGCGTCTGGGCATGGAAGATATGTCATTGAGCTTATATCTATGTCCATTTCCTTGGATTTATTGTAAGCTGATTTGTATTTCCTTCTCATCAAATCCTTTAATTGATTTACTTTTCTCTCATAAGTCCCCATATTTCACTCAGTTTTCCATCCTTGTTTTTTCAATAGATCCACCATCATCTCCTTTATCTTAGGGCTAATGGCTTCGGTAAGTATATCAGCGGCCAAGTTAATAGAGAAGCTTGTCATTCTAGATTCTCCTATATACTTCTCGCTGGTAACTTCTTTCACATAGTCGTGAATATCCTTGATCATTTCATTTTGAGATCTTAGGAGATCCAGTATCTTATCGAGTTTATCATTCATCTTTTTTCTCGAATATACCTGACAATAACCAAAAGACCACTATCAAAAAGAAAAATAGCCCAAGAGCCTCATCCGGATAATCATGCATCGCCTCTAAGATACTTCTCATAACTTAACATCCATTTTACCGATTATACGATAGAAAATATCCCTAGTCAGCTCAATATCGTAAGTAGCGTCATGAAGCTTATTCTCGTCGATCTCAATACCCATAGTTCTGGCTACGGTCATCAACTTAAAGTTCTCCATATCGTTTCTTACGCCCATCAGGAACGGTGTCACCATAACATATACATCCATACAGTTAGGATAGAACCATGATCCGAAATACTTATCCCCACATTGGGTAAATAAAGCCCGTAGGAAGTTGTTGTCGAATCCGGCGTTGTTATACCCCACCAAATACATTTTATCCCTCTTGTCGAACTTATTCACGTATTTGGATAATATACCAACTAACTGCCTGTACCCTTCTTCCATAGGCTGATACGACTGCACTTGCTCCAAGGTAACACCAGCCACATCCAGCGCCTCTTGCTCTATCGTGGCGGCAGGGTTCGGGGCTAGGCGGATGTCGAACCTCTCAGTCTCCTGCCCGTCGATATCCACGATCCCTCCTATTTGGTGTATCCCGTTTCTCCAGAACTTAACCCAGGTTGTCTCTAAATCAAAAAATAGTAATTTGCTCATGTCTATTTATTTTGTTAATTTATCATTATCTAAGAACTAGTCGTGAAATGCTTTTATAATATATACTCCCATCAACTCTTTTACCTTCAAAGAAGTATATCCAATATTCTAATGAAGAACATCCAAAAGCAAGACATAGATTATTTATCGCATATCTAAAGTATTTCTTGCCTGAACGAAATAAGATTTGAAATTCTTTATTATTTAAATGGAGTCTTTTTTTGATTTTTCTTTTATTCATGTTTATAGTTTTATTTTAAATGTTCCTTAATCTTATCCAATGCCTTATAAGACAGATAGCTGTCTATAGTATTATCGCTATCTATTTCCAGCAACTCATTAAACAAGTCTTTAGCCAATGCTTTCCACTGCTCTCCCCAATCACGGAGATTCTCGACCTTTGACCGTATATCCTCGAAATAAGAATCTACGTCTGATTTGATTGATTTTGAATAATATTTAACATCCTCCTCGTCCCCATCCATAATATAATCACATTGTGTCCTGATATCTTTTATATGACTGTCTATATCACTGCACATATAATCAACAGGTTTACGTATATTGAATATAGCTTCTGACGTAAGACCGGTTATATCTTGTATGTCTTTTAAATTACCCATGATTTAATCAATTAAATACCAACCATCCACCTGCAAATCCCATTGCGAAAATAGATAAGATTATAGATGTGAATAATATCCAATCTTTTGCGCTTAGCTCATTATTATCTCTCTTTATTTTCTCAAGATAATCATATATAGCTGTATAAACAGCATGGTGAATATTCTCGTCTCTAGCCCTTACGATATTATCATATTCATTATATCCTAGATTATGGGTGGCGCTTTCGATCCTCATATTCCCCGTAACCTTTTTATTTACATCGAAATCGAAACTAACCACTATATCGGTGGTTAGAGCGCTGGCGATTTTGCTTTTTATCTCATCATTACTGAGATTAGCATCGTGCACTAATCGCTCATAGTCTTTATCGTCAAGAATTATCTGTTTTTTAATGTTCATATCCCTAATATTTCTGCTACATAAACAAATCCATAACATATATAATTATCAGCGTCATGCTCACCCCAATTCACATGCCATACGACGGCGCACGGGAAATATAATGGCATATCCTCAGCCATAGGATCCTCTTTTAAGTCATCAATGTTTATCTTCTCCCTCCACCTCCACAGGTCTTGGATATTGTTCAAAATTAATTTCTCCATAACTATGACGGATGTTAGATGTTAGTAATTCAATAGCTAAGCTGATCATAGCTCCCGCTTCAGTAAGTTGATTCATTTGGGCGTACATTCTATGCTCTGCACTACGATAAGCCTCTCTACTACTTATGGTGTCTAGTAAATCATCTATAGCGTTTCTAAGAAGATCGGTCATCCCATGCCCTCCTATGCCCTTGAAATAATAAATATCACGACCAGCGTAAAACATGTCCTGATATCTTTTAGCTACATACTCTATCCCGGATAGATGGTATTTCTCGTTGTCTATCTCCACCTCTCCTTCTTCTATAGCTCTCAACAACTTCCAATCTATCTTTACATCAGCTTGACGATTTTTTACCTTTACATAGGCATATCCGCCATAATGAGAACCCAGCGTCCTCATCGTAAGTTCATTGACTTTTTGTTTGTCTCCATCCATAACAATCTGGTTTTTAATGTTGATACAAAAGTAAGATTTAAACAAAAATAAAAGCATGAATAATATAAAAATAATATTAATCATGCTTAAATATAAATATATCCCTTCTAGTTCTCACGGATATACGTATTCGTACTCATC